CGTAAAAAGTGGATGGAATGAACTGTCCCTATTGTGAGTCAGCTGGTCATCGCGACGTCCACAGCATGCTTCGGCATGTATTGATGACTCATGTGGAACGTCAATATAGGCTGACTCGTGTACTGTTTCGTGGTTTGCCTCGGGTGTCTCCGGAAAAGGAAGTTACTGTTTCAGCACGCTGTACATGTGGCAGCACGGTCGAAGGTGGTCAACTGTCGTACGTGGACACGTTTTCATCGCATTTGGGGGAATGCGGTTCATTTCCGGAGTTGAAAGTCATTTTGGATGCCTGATACGCCGGTCAATCTGCCATTCCCAGTCAATGGACTCCTTGAGTACACAGCGTACCAGGAGCAACCAGAGGGTACGAGTGCCGACCTGCAGAACGTCGTGGCGGTTGATCCGACGACCGGTCGTCTCCGCGGCTCGCAGCGGCCGGGGATATCGAAGTTTGTCAGTACGGCGATCTCATCAGGTGCGTCTGCTGCCAGTATTCAGGAAATCATCCATACGGTCGGCCCGAACTTCAATAATGCCACCGGTGCCGGCCAGATGATAATTCGCAACCCATCCAGTGCAAACTGGGGTGCGTTGAACGATCTTGGGGCTAAATACACATCTGGCGGGACTGATTCGCATCTGTATCAGATGAGTTGCTGGGACGTTTTCGGCAATTTCTATGTGGCGACCCGTCCGACATCCACATCCACTGCAGTGGATATTCAGAAATACTCAGTAACGGGCGACAGTCAGTGGGCAGACAGTGCGGACGCCCTGGACATTACCCACGGCAACAGCAGTGGCAGTGCGTTCGTGGTGACCGGAATGCTCGCTATAGGGCCGTATCTGTACGTGTTATTTGACGGAGCGAGTGCTTACGACGATACGGTGTTCCGTTTCTACCTGTCGACCGGGAACGATGTTGACGGTGGCTCATCGTGGGTGCAGAAAGGTGACGAAATTACGGGTGGTACGTTCGTCACTCATCGCGCGCACTACATGGCGAAATCCGCAGATTACATTGGTGTGGTCAGCTACACCGGAGTGGCCGGTACAAGCCTGCTGACGTTGTATTTGGACGTATTGAACCCGGAAACTGGAAGCCAGCTGTCATCGACGGCGATCACAACGGTATCAGGGAGCGATGCGGATTCAGACGACACACTGGACTGCTATGGAATTATCGGTGACGGGGCAGGCAATTTCTTCATCTCGCTGCAATACAAGGATGATTCGGCTGGTACGTACACGACGAGTCTTGAATATCGCACATCCGCAGGCGCGACGATCGGTACGTGGCCGTTGACGTCCACAACATCTGCTACGGACAAATATGTAAATTCAATGGCGTTTGATGCGGTAAACAACCGGATCGCGTGTGTTGGTCCGAACGTAATGGCAACTGGAAAGTCGTTTGTGATCTATGATGTGTCCGACAAGAGCAAGGATCACGAGTCGGACTATGACGGCAACTCAAGTTGGAGCCGGGTGTATGCAGACGAGGATGGTGGTTTTCGGCTGGCAAAAAACAGTTCAACCAACAATATCGTCAAAGTGCCGAGCGATCTGAATGCGACACCGTCATGGACTTACAACGCGGCAGAAAACGATCAGGATTACCCATTATCGATCAACACGACGTACGCAGTGTCGATTGATGAGCAGCGGCCACGACAGACACGTCTGCTCGTGGTAGCGGGCGGCACGGTCAAATCGGTAGATCGCAGCACAGGGACCGTGTCATCGGTTACAGCGGGCGACAACGCCTTGGATCAATCAGCACCGGTGGTGTACGGGACAAGCTACTTTCCTGACATCTATTTTGCCGATGGGAAAAGCACAAAATACTACAGGTCATCGAATAAGACGATTACATCCTGGACGACAACAGCCGGCAGTTTGCCCAGTTACACTGTCAACACTGAGGTCCAGCGACCACGGTTAATCTGCACTTGGAACGCTCGCATCGTTCAAAGTGGCCTGGCGGGTGATCCCCAGAACTGGTTTATGTCAGCGATGACCAATCCGCGTGACTGGGACTACTCTCCTGCCACGACGTGCGAAACGCAGGCTGTCGCCGGAAACGCCAGCGATGCGAGTGAAGTGCAGGATGTCATTAACGCCTTGATACCCTGGAACAACGACTATCTGGTGTTCGGGATGGATCACTCGATTGGCCAGATGAGCGGAAATCCAGCTGGTGGTGGCCGTTTCGACATGCTGTCCGATGTGACAGGTGTAGCTTGGGGTCGTGCATTTGCACTCCATCCGGACAAAAGTCTGTGGTTTATCGGTTCCCGCGGTGGCCTGTATCGTTTTGAGTTGGGTCAGCAGCAACCAAGGCGCATTTCAGAAACGACGATCGACGAGCGGCTTGCTGATATTAACTTGGCTGAAACGGTCATTCGAATGCAGTGGGATGACCGGATGCAGGGATTCCTGATTGCCCTGACCCCAATGGATCGGTCTTCAGCGACAACGCATTATTTCTTTGATGCTCGCAACCAGGCATGGTTCCCGTGGCAATTCGCGAATGCGGACCACAATCCCAAGGTGATTTACCTGTTTGACGGTGATGACGTCGCGGACCGAGTGATGTTGCTGGGTTCCTGGGACGGATTCGTCCGCAATCTGGATTACGACGGGACTGCCGATGATGGCACGGCGATCGACTCATACGTCATGATCGGCCCGCTCCAGAGTCCAGAATTAGTGCCAGTGATGCTGACGAGTATCAGTGGGGTGCTTGGATCCTCGTCGAGCGCGGTGACATGGTCACTGCATCCCGGTGATTCGGCTCAGGAAGCGTTGACCGCTCCAGCGGTGAACAGTGGCACGTTCGGTTCGGGCAAAAATCGGTGGTCTCGCTACCGGGTCGCCAGTCATTCACTGTTCATAAAACTGCGAAACAACAGCAATAGCCAGGCGTGGCAGCTGGAAGGTTTGCAGATCACTCTCCGAGCGACGAGTGCCAAGTTCGCGAGGACACACTAAATGCCTTGCAATATCGACGGATTTGGAAGAGTGCCTGGGACCGTGGTGGACCCGGAGTTGCGTAGATTTCTGGACCGTCTGGCACGGTCTCCAGACGTCTGGCTCAGTGGGAGTGGTTTGCAGGTAGGCGATGATGGCGTCGTCGAAGTGGATGCCACGGATGTATCCAGTGGAGTTTTGAAGATTGCGAATGGCGGGACCAATTCGGGTACGGCCTTGAACAACAATCGGATAATGGTTTCGGCGTCAGGCGCGATTGTGGAAGCAGCTGCGATGACGAACGGTCAGATGCTGGTGGGCGTGACCGGGGCCGCACCGACAGTGACACAGATTGCCGGGACATCGAATCAGGTAATTGTGACGTTAGGATCCGGCTCCATCACGCTGTCGGCTCCACAAAACATCCATACGGGCGCGAGTCCGACATTTGTGAGAATGACATCGTCGCAGTCGACCGGAACGGCCCCTCTGACCGTGTCATCCACTACTGTGGTAACCAATTTGAATGCGGATTTGCTGGACGGGAGCCATGCGAGTGCGTTCCAGGCGGCAGATGCGACGTTGAGCGCACTGGCCTCGTACAACACGAACGGTCTGTTGACGCAGACGTCTTCAAACACGTTTGCCGGGCGTACGATCACAGGCACAGCCAACGAAGTTGACGTATCAAACGGCGATGGGGTATCGGGAAATCCGACGATCGGACTTCCAGACGACGTGACGATAACAGGAAATCTCACGGTCAGTGGGACCACAACCACGGTCAATACATCCACCCTGGCGGTAGAGGATCCGTTGATAGCCCTCGCGACAGGCAACGATTCCAGTGACTCGCTGGATATTGGGTTTTACGGCCTGATGGATGTTACAGGGTCGCAGGATGTGTACGCCGGCCTGTTCCGAGACGCATCCGACAGTGGCCGCTGGAAGCTGTTTGATCTGGTTCAGGCGGCACCCACGACCACGGTGAATACGAGTGGCACTGGATATGACCATGCTGATCTGCAGGTCGGTGCCTTGTACGCTGACGACGCCATTTACATTGGTGGGTCGGAGATTACAGGCACTACCACTGAGCAGATTCAGGACATTGTAGGTGCGATGTTTTCTGGAAACACAGAAACTCGTTGCTCAGTGACGTATCAGGACGGTGACGGGACGATTGACGTCGTTGTGGACGACATGACAGCTGACACAAATACGCAGAACGAGTATGCCACATCGTGGGTGGACGATAGTGACGATGTGTTGTTGCGTTTGACAGAAAGCGGGGCCGGCTCTGGGACTCAGGATTTGAAACTCGTAGCTGGATCAAACATCTCGCTGACACCGTCGTCGGCCGATATGACGATCGCCGCGACAGACACAAATACGATGGGTGCGGGGTTTGTGCTTGAGGACGGTGACGGCACCGAGGTGACCGTTACAGAGAACAAGGAAGTCAAATTTGTCGAGGGTGGCGGAATTGATATCGATTGGACGGATGTCGACAACGGCACAGACGCAGACCCTTATGACCTCACCTTCACCGTATCTGACACCACCGTGGCGGGTGACAGCGGTTCGACAGGCATCACCCCTGGAGACACGCTTACGATTGCTGGCGGGACGAATGTCACTACGGCCATGTCGGGAGACACGCTGACCATCACATCAACAGACACCAACACCCAGCTATCTACTGAAGCGGTGCAGGATATTGTTGGCGCAATGTTCTCCTCGAACACCGAGACCCGTATCGCAGCTACCTACCAGGATGGCGACGGCACGATTGATCTCGTGGTTGATGACATGACCGCAGACACCAACACGATGGGGTCAGGCTTTGTGTTGGAGGACGGCGATGGCACGGAGGTGACGATCACCGAGAACAAAGAGATAAAATTCATTGACGGTGGCGGGATCGACATCAACTGGACGGATGTCGACAACGGCACAGACGCAGACCCTTATGATCTGACATTCACGGTTATTGACTGGACATCCACCACTGAAAACCTGTCCACGACAGGCACAGCGACTACCGGCCTGCTGACTACACAGGTCACGACGGACAATGCCAGCGTCCAGCAGGGAATTTTTAAGGGTGGCAACCGGGGTACTCCTGCGGACGGAGACGAGTCGTACTGGAGCTTCCAGCTGGACGATTCTGCGGGCAATCAGGTTGAATTTGCCAGGCTGACATGGGAGGCAAATGATGTCACCGATTCGACGAAGGACGGTGAAGTTCGCCTGAGCGTGATGAAGAATAACACGCTGACGACTGGTCTGATTGTAGATGAGGTTGGTTTTCGGACGTTCGATACGGCACTGGGGCAGTCCGAATACGGACTTGGACCTAGCGAGGTTGCGATCCATGACCGGCAGGTGCTGAGTGTGTATGGGACGTTTGATGATACCTCTGGGCAGCAGTGTACTTTGGCATTTGCCGCAAATGACTCCGCATCGTCGGAAAGTGCATGCCAGACGCGGGGGGTTGTAGGTCAGGCTGGGACAGGGTCGACCACGTCACATAACGTGACTGGCCGTCTGGATGGCCTGTTTTTTCAGACTCAGCACCGTGGCTCTGGGACATTGGATGATGCTGCCTGCATACTGGTGGCAAATGGGAACAATACGAACGCTGGCACGACGACAAATCAGGTGGGTCTGTACATTGACCGGCAGGAAAAAACGCACGTCACCAATGGGTACGGAATCTACCAGTGGTACTCAGGTGACACGAATTACCTTGAGGGGAATTTGGGTCTGGGCAATACGGCACCGGACACGAAACTGCACGTAGACGGGGCGATCACTCTTGAGGACGACACGGCGACTCCAGCAGTTCCGGACAGCGCGGCAGAGTGCAGGCTGTATATGAAGGATGACAAATTGATTATCCAGTACAATGACGGTGGAACCGCGAGGTACAAGTATCTGGATTTGACTGGGACCGGCGTTACGTGGACTCACACGACGTCGGCACCGTAAGGATAGAGGAATGCCATACACAATCACCTTCGACGGTCCTGACGATGTGATTCAGGAGGGACTCCTCTTGTTTGCGAAGGCATCAGGCTGGTCGGAAAGAATCATGGTGGATGACGGAAACGGCGAGAATGAGGTGGCCCATCCGGAGTCTGCCGAGCAATATGCAAGGCGTCAGCTGAAAAGTTACGTTCTGGAGCGAATCACAAAGTACCAGCAGTCTGAGCAGGCTCGACTGGTCAAACAGCAGGTACGAGACGTACTGAAAGCGAAATTTGACCCGGTGGGGTGAATATCGGTATTGGCTACGGAGCGAAAAAGACAAGAATGGAAGGTCCAGTCGCGGCCTTTGCAGGATCATAATCGGACACGATGTCCCAATTGTTAGAAAGCGTGTGTGAGCGATGGGTTTATTCAGCAGCGGCAAAAGCGCGTTGAAGCGACTGAAGCAGGAAGCACAAGACACGCAACAGAGGCAGGGTACGGGGAAAACAGGCCAACCTCCTCAGCAGGCCGTTGGTCAGCCGGGGCAGCAGATTGAAGGTCGTTTGGCGTTACCCCAGCGAACCGCACAGCAACGTCCGTTCACTCGTCCGCACGCAGAGATGCTCGACATAACTCGGCTGTTGAAGGCAATTCAAGGTCAATTGGGTGCGCCATTCCAGATGGCCGAGGGTGGTGCCAGAGCGGGACAAGACCCTGTGACTCCGGCTGGAGATGGGATGTTGGACACGTTATCTCTCTTGGAGCAATTGTCACAGGGTGAGAATCGCGGGACCGGAGTGCTGGGCGCGGGAGGTGGTGGAGCAGGTGGTGGTGGTGGCGGGGGCGGATTTGGTGGTCAGGGTGGTGGCAACATTCTGCGAGAACTGATGCAACTGGGGTAATATCCGGACACAGTGTCCGATTATGTTTTTTATCGATCAACTCGCTGTGCGAAAGGTGATGCCATGTTTGGTTTACTGGGTGGATTGCTGGGTGGCTTGGGCGGCTTGGGGGCGGCAGGTGGTCTGTCAAATCTTTTGGGTGTTATCAATGGTATCGGCGGCACGATTGGCGGAATTGGTGGTCTCATCAGTCAGTTCCAGACGAATAGCACCCGTAAAAAGCTGACAGATCGATTGATCCGGCAGTTTGACGAGACGAGTGCTGCCAACCGTGCGCCGATTGCAGATGTGCCGCAGGCTCCAAGACGTGATCCCAGTGCGTTGTACGGTCTTACTGACCTGCTGAACCAGTCCAAGCAGACGTAAGACATAACAAGGCGTAGCACAATGCCGACTTACAGTGGCGTTCAGTACGGTCCCATCCCTACGTACCCGAATAGTCCGGGTGGTCCGGTGGCTCCGAATCCGGTGTTCGGTCTCGATCCACCCGGTGGCACGTATGGTGGTCTGTCAAGTCAGTTTGATACGCTGATGCGTGACCCGGCCACTGGTGAACTTTTGCCCGCGGGAAACCCGAACATTTTGGGTGACAGGGATTCGGGGTTCATCGCGAGACTGGTAAGTGAAGGAGGCCGGCCGGGGGTAACGACTTTTCTGGAAAGGGCGCGTCTTAGAAACCAGGCGACCTTGTTCGAAGCGATTCAGGGTGAGACGGCGCGGGACGCACAACGGAAGAGAAACCTGTTCACTACGATACAGCGCGGGCAGGACGCCGCGCTGTCTGATCTGCCGAATCGAAATCTTGGTTTAGGGCAAAATGTTCTGGACACGCTGTTTCGGAACATGAACGAATTGGGAGAAGATACGGATGTTCGTCGTGATGCGGTCGGTGCAGGTCAGGCTGGTCTCGAACAGGAAAGGCGTAACCTGGTTCCGACTCTGATGGCGATGACAGCACAGCGAGGCCAGGAAGCTGGCAGGGATATCAATCGTCAGGCTGGTCAACAACTTGGTTCTGCTACCGCTGGTCGTGTGGGCAGTGGCATGTACAACACGACAATGCTCGACGCGGACCGGAGAAACATCGAGGAACAACGGTCTCGATCGCAGCGAAGTCTGGCGGATAGCGTTCTGGGACAGAATCTGGCACTGCAGGAACAGTTGACCGGCGATGCGATTGGTGAACAGGAACGAGGCGTCCAGAGGCGAGGCCAATATGATCTGCCACTGATGTCTCAGCTGGCCCAGAGTCTCAGTCAATCGGGGCAAATCGGAGAAGCACAGCGAGCCACGGACACTGCTTTGCTTTCTGATCTCACCAGTAAGTCTGTCGGATTTGCAGCTGACGATATGATTCCACGCGGCCCGAACCTGAACAATCTGATTGCGATTGCAATGCAGGGGCCAACGGCGCAGCCGTATCCGCTTGCACCTACGCCATCTGGCGGATCCACGTACGCAGGGACTCTCTGATGCCGTACACACCGCTCAATTATGGAACTCTGCAGAATTCGCCTCCCGCGATCCCTTCGAACGAGGCGTTTGGTCCCGACACGCCGGCTCCAGGCGGGACATTCGGCGCGTTGTTTCCCAGATACCAGCAGGTGACTGGTTATGATCTGGGTCCAGCGCAGAACCCATTGTTCTTTGGTTCATATTCTGACACGCCCGAAGATGCCGGCGAGGCCGGTGCCGGCCAGGGGTATATCGGCGAACTGATGCAGTTTGCGCGAAGCACTTTGCCGGGTGCATTGCCAGTCACAGACCGGATCAAGATGGCAAAGACGGCCGAGTTGTTGTCGGCTGCGCAGGCGGAATCGGCCTATGACGCCGAGAGACGCCGCAATGTATTTGGCACGGTCATGCAGGCACTTGATGCCCGTATTCCTGATTCCCTGAACCGTAATATGGCGTTGGGACAGGGTGTCCTGGACAATTTCAGTTCCGGGATGAATCAGTTGTCGAGTGATACTGACCAGCGTCGTGACAACAGCCTTGCGGCTCAGTCGCAAGCGACAGCCAATTATGGTGGTCGCCTGCAGGATCTGTTAAGCACGGTCGCCGGTGCCGGGTCTGGCATGATGAGCGATGTGAATCGAAATTACGGCGCACAGGATGCAGCCGCTCGTGAATCGCTGGCGAGTCGTGGCCTGACGAACCCGGATATCCTGCAGTCTGTGCTGGGTGGTGTGGAATCAGACCGCCAGCGTGAACTGCTGGGTGTGCAGGAGCAGCTGCAGGAGCAGGCTCTGGGAACTCGCCAGCGTGGTGAAGAGGACCGTCTGGAGTCAATTTCTCGTGGTCTGGATATGCGTAGTCAATACGACCGTCCACTGCTTAGTCAGATGCATCAAGGACTGGGACAAGCGGCCCAGATCGGTGAGACGCAACGGGGTGCAGATACCGCGTTGGCGTCTGACCTTGTCAGTCGTCGACTTGGATTCCTCGCGGACGAAATGAACCGTGACGAGGCTCCCGATTTGAATTCTCTGCTCGGCCTGGCGTTGCAGGCTGGAACAGCCGCACCGTTCCCGCAAACCGGTGAGAACCTGACAGCTGGGTCGCTCGCTGGCTTGCTGTAAAGGCTCTCGAAGATGCCATTGCCCTCAGAACAGCAGTTATTGAGTCTGCTTGTACGACTTGTCGGCCCGCCCCCCCGTACGAATTTGCCGATGGTTCCATTCCCCACAGGTCTGGGGAGTGGTGGCCTCACAGGCGGCAGTCGCGGCAGATCAGTGGGCAGCGGAGGCGCGTCCGGATCACGGTCAGTGGGCGGTTACACTGACTATGGGAAAATGACGGATCAATCGCGCCAAAGAGTAGCTGAGATGATCGCAGCAGGCGCACCTCCTGAAACGATAGAAGAACTCTTCAATTTGTCGCGGGGGCAGCAGGATGCATTGAGGGATTTTCCCACGAACGTCACAAAAAAAGGCAGTACAACTGGCTCGTCCGGTGGTCAAAATTCATTGTCAGACCAGCTGCGTTTGATACAAGGAATAGAGTCAGGTGCCATTCCAGAATCCGTCGGAAGGCAGCTGTGGCCGAGATACTTTCCGCAGTCGGAGCAGCAGGCCACTGGTCAAGACGCACAAAGCCTGCTGCAAGCACCGCCAGAACGGGGTTGGGGTCCGCGAGGTCCAAGCCAGCCCGTCCAGCCGTCGGGGTCATATCCCGCAGAATTTTTCGACGAAAGCAATGCTCGGCTCAAGTTAGATGAGAAGAATGAACTGCGAGATGCGCTGAACAAACGCTACGAACAGACTGGAGATGTAGCTAGCACCAAGGCAATAGCCGCACAGCTTAACGTGCGGTGGGAACCGCCAGAGGATCCTGAAGATGAGACGCCTCTCGATATCGAAGGAGCGAGAGCGATTCTGCAGCGGAAACTTGCCCAGGAAATGAACGCCGAGATAGATCCTGACGTCGATGATCCTATCAAACCGTCTGACGTTCCGGTGCCACCACTGGATGTTATCAATCTGGCAGAGCAGTTACGGTCGAGGGCCGTAATCGACAAGGATAAGGATTTACGCAAGTTGTTTCGGGAGTCGAGAAAAGGCAAGTCACCGGAGTACGTCGAAAAGCACGGCCAAGGTAACGCTGGAAACGATGCAGCAGCAAAGATCGTAGAACAATTTCCGAGCATGGCCGATTTTTATAAAGACAACGATATCGAATCGGGCCAGTTCATCGATGTGGAAGAGGGGTTTATTGGTCAGGGTCCGCGAGATTTCGGCCCAGGATATGGGGAGGCCGAAAAAAGGTTGTTCGGCCCGCAGAGTCCACAACCGGGTCTACCGCAGGGACCGCAGCAAGGCATGCCTGGGTCGCCGGCCGGCATGCCAGCATCGGGTCAGGGGCAGTTTATTGACGTGCCGGGCGGTACTCCCCCGATCACTGAAGGCGATCAGCAAACGACTCCAGAGCAGTGGCTGCAAGGTGAATACCAGCAGATCGAGCAGCAGAGGCAGCAGGCGGGGCAGAAACAGATCAACTGGAGCCGGAATGACCCCAGGCAGAAAAAGTACGAAAATGCAAAAGAGGACGTTCGACGGGCGTTGGACCGCAGTAACACGTCGGACGATAATCCGTTTGCGAAACTCCAATGGTCGCGGAGGCTCGCAGCTGCGGAACAATTGTTGGAGCAGATGAAATCCAACCTGCCGACCGAACGCCAGCCGACGTTTCCGGAAAGGCTACAGCAAATGATCGCACCGATGCCAGGTGGGGGGGTTGTGATGGAGCAGCGGAACGGGATGGCGGAATTGTGGTTGCCGCAGGCCAGGACTCCGCAAATCGAAGCAGAACTGGCGAAGGTAGAGGGATTGAAAGCGCAGACCGCAGCTGACAGCGTCAGGATGCAGGCTCAGAAGAATGCCACAGCCGGTGACAACCAGCGGCGTCAACTTGAGCGGGCGATGATTGATAAAGCAGAGGACCGAACCTCAAAAGAACAAATTAAGAAGGATGAGTTGAATTACAAGCAGTGGGAAGCAGAAGCGAAGTTGCAAGAAGAAGCGGCCCGGCGTGCAGAAGAGGGAGAACGCATAACACGGGAAGGTGCAAATAGACGTCGCCAGGAGTTGACCGATTTTGGTACAGGGTATTCAAGGTCCAAACATGTGTCGGAAGCGTTGCAGATAGTAATGGATGCAGAATCGTTCGGTGTGGAAACGCTCCCACCGGAGACACAAGAGATTTACCAGGAGGCGAAGGATTACATCGACAGGGTACAGAGATACAAACCAGTGGTGGTGAATACTCCTGCTGAAGTGGAGCAGCTGGAGTCGGGTGCCTTTTGGATCAGACCAACAGATGGTGCGATCGTCAGGAAAGATTGAACATGCCAAACGAGTGGGATGGTCTTGGGACCGTGGTTTTTGCCCCAGAACGTGACGACGTCGCGGCCGATACCGACAACCAGTGGGATAATCTTGGCAAAGTCATCGTGCCGGCTATTGGGGATGAAGTTGATCCCGTCGAGGATTTGCTGCCCCCGAATGTAAGGCGATTATCTCCTCAGTATCCGGATGTGGAGCAGTCCTATCTGGAAATGCTGGAAAGTGATCCGAAGGGTGCCGAGCAGCTGGCAAAAGCTCAGGATGCTGCATCGGCACAGGATTACATTTCACGCTGGAACTGGTCGCGAAAGCTGCAAGACCCTGATACGCAGAGTCAGTACATCGGGTGGGCAACCGATGAGCAACTGCAGCAGATTCCGGAAGAAATTCGTAAACAGGTCGAAGAGTACCGTAAGGATCCGAAAGAACGTGCGCTGTTCGCATTGGATCATGCGATCAAATATCGATCTGGTTTCGAACGACGCACCTATGCGGAGACGTTCGCAGATATTTTGAAACCGGTTCCATTTTTTGGCGGTATCGCGGACATCGCACGGTCAGTGGAAGTGAAAAATGCCGCAGAACGTGTGGAAGATGGCACATGGAAACCCCGCGATATCGACATGGTGGCCGGATATTTAAGGGACATGCAACGAGCGGAAAAAGAACTGAAAGGCTCTCCTGTTCTTGGTCGTGCGAAGGAAATCCTGAAAGAGATGCCGGCTTTCATGGGAGAGTTTGTGACGACGGGCGGTCTATTTACGGCGGGGTCAAAAGCAGTACGTAAAGGGACGCAAAAACTGCTGTCGAGAGCAGCACGCAGAGCAACTGCTAGGGCGGCGATCCGGGCCGGATCCAGGGTTCCTGGGGTCGCAGGGGGATTGGCGGCACAGTTGGCTGCGAACCCGCAGTTGATCGGACGGGGAACCGCTGATCAGGCACTGCAACGGCAGCTGGGGAACATTGGTGCAGAAGAGGGTGCAAAAAAAGACGCCAGTTTGTTGGGCAATTTGCCGGCTGGTTTGGTATCCGCAGCAGGGGAACTATTGACGGAGCGTTCGGGCGGTGTAATGGGAAAAGCAGTATCCAACTTGCCGCTGGGGGTTGGGTCTTTGACGCGGGCTTACCAGAAAAGCAAAGCTGGACAGGCTATGGCCAAGGCGGGCGTTCACGGTCCGCTGGAAGAAATGTCTGAAGAACGTCTCAATGAGATATTGCAGGGAGGTGCGGCGACTGCATTTCCAGAGTACATCGATGCAGATTTCGGTGCGACTGGCGGTCTGATCGAGGGTGGAGAAGCGCGTAAAGAAGCGGCCCAGCAGTTAGCGGCTGAGGGTGTGGCGTTTGCAGCACTGCCTGCCGCAGCGACTGCGGCAGGTATGACAGCCGGAGGTGCAAAGTTACTTGGCAACATTGCCCGCCGACGTAGGTGGGGCAAGGGAGAGGCATCGCGTGGAGACTGGGCGGAAGCCACGGGTGAGCCACGCAATCTGGCACCAAAAGATGCAAAAGAACGGTTCAAAGTAGTACAGGACCATATGGGTTTAGCTCGTGACCAGCGAGACCAGCGAGACCTGCTGAATGACATCGCCGCGATCGAGAATGGAGAGTATCGTCCTGCGCCAGAAGCGATGAATCCGCAAGACCCTGAGTATCAGGGATATGAATTCACTTTTCGCACGGAGGCGGGTTGGGCGGCACCCGGTCGACTGTATGTCCGAAAACGATCGGCACCGTCCTTCGCGGGTCTGAAAGATGTGAACTGGAGTTCCGCCAACGAAGACTACCAGTCGTACATTGGCACAAAGGACGACGGTAAATTCGAGGTTGTGTTTCAGGATCGAGAGTCAGAAGTAGTAGTGCCGCACGGTGGGCCGTCGTCATTTGCGACGGAGGAAGCGGCACAGCAGTATGTAGATAGCCAGTTCGAGCAGTTGGCCCAGCCGTCGGAACCCACGGTTGAGGAGCCAGCTGCCGCCGCTGAAACGCCGCCTGCAGCAGCAGCGGAACCCGTCGAGCCAGCGGCAGAGGAACCCACGGCGTTCACCGAAGATATTGAAAGGCAACTTGAAAAGTTAGCGGGTGATGTCGAAGACGGCCAAGCTGATCCAAAGGAAATTGACGCGGCTGAAAAAGCAGGACTGATATCTCCAGGACTTGCACAGATATGGCGTAAAAGAAACGGGAAGGGGAAGCGTAAAGGTTCTGCCCCTGCAGCAGCAGCGGCACCCACGGTCGAAGACGAAAGCAGATACAAGCTCGTAGGAGAAGGAGAAACCGCGAAATCACGGGAGATTCCGCCAAGTCTGTTGAAAAGGTCACAGGATGAGGATGGTGGCCCGGCGAGCGAAATGACCGATGCGGATGTTGTCAAGTGGCTCGAACGAGTGGTGGCAGGGACCAGTAATGCAAATGCGGTGGACATATTGCGGAATTTTGGAGTCCAAGTCGACGCCGAAGAAAAAGTAGAGACGTTCCCGAACGGTAATAAGTTTCGGAGCGTATCGTCGTATCGCATCAACGACGAGCAGGACTTCGACGCGCTGCGAAAAGTTATTGGAGAAGCGCAGAACGAAAATGCAAATACGTATCTGCAGTTGCTCCGCACGACTCAACACGGTGACAAGGTCAAAGATGAAAGACCGACATGGGCAAAAGAGGTATTGAAACAGGTGGCCAGGGGGGAAGATGCCGCCCCAGATTTAATAGAGGCAATTCGAGCAAACCGGCCAGAGTTGTTGGAAGAAAAAGAACTGGACAAATGGAGAAAAAGAGACGCGAAAAAACAAGCACAAAACGACGAGCAGGACTTGTACGCGCGGACGACACTGCAGGATATCAACCTCGACAATCGCATACTCAACGACAAAACATTGCCTGACGGGACGATTGATCCCGGCCTCAAAACGATCGCAAAGAATGCAGGGGTGACACGAACGGGGAAAAAAGAGGACTTAATCAAGAGATTGAAAGAAAGGCAAGCGCAGGCGGCACCTGCCCCCACGGACGAGCCAGCAGCAGCGGCACCCACGGTCGAAGGTGCCAGAGATGTGGTGGATGAAATACGCGAGACACAGAAAGGGGTCCGTCGCGAGCCGGCCGTGCCACCATCCCCTGCCCCGGATGCGGATACTGAATATGACGTCACGACGGGCGGGCGAGACAAAAGCGGGAAAGTGTTCGAATCCACGATGCGAGCGAAACGGGATGGCAACTTTTATGTGGCGACAGAAGGTGTAGGACGAATTCATGTAGACAGTGATGACATTCTCGATGTCACCGAGGTGGTTCCAGAGCCAGCTGCAGACGAGGGACCGGGAATCGAACCAGCGAACGTCCGGAGTTTTTTCTCGGATAATGCATGGGACAATGTGGAAGCGGAAACAGAAGGTAACTCACGAACAATTCTTGTGTACATGTCGCCGGAAGACTTTTTGACAGTGGCAGAACGTGTTCCGGAAGAAGCGAGCAAGGGTAAGCGCAGGGGAATATCAGAGACGTTGGAGGCGGGAAAACAATTTGAGGATATCCCCTACCTCAATTTCAACAATGATGGAGAAGGCAATGCAAAAGTGACGGGACATGAAGGTCGCCATCGGGCAATGGCTTTGAGGGGGTTGGACATAGAGCGAATGCCGGTGCGTCTGAGATCGGTGGGTGGAGAAGAAATTCGATGGAACACATTCACAGGTCGGATGCCAGAACGTCTTATCAAGCAGGATGGCGAAAAGGAAGAAACGGATTCCATTCCATTCCCAGCTATCGACGAAGAACCGGAGGACACGACTGGTTCCGAACTGGATGATATGTCTCCCGAGGCGTTAAAGCGGATGTACGCTTTTGAGATGTCGGTTGACGACAGCTACAAAGAGAACCTGTACAAAAGAGCAAAGAAAGAAAATGCGGCGATTCAGCGGACCGATTTGGAGCAACTCTACGACAAAAAGTTGGCTCATTTAGCGAAACTCGGTGATCGTAATCCTAAGTATGAAACAATCGATCCATCGCAGATGACCGCAGCATTCTTGAATGGCGTCAAGGATGCCGGCAAAAAACGGAAGGGGAAGACAGCCACAGGCAACGTGCCGGAACAGCAGCAGAGGGATCCGGAACCAGAGTTCGACGAGCCGCAGCCGCAGGAAGAAGAGTTTGACCCGGTAGAAAGTGACATTACCGAGGACGAACAGCGAGAAGCGTACGAAGGTCTTTCGAAAGAGGAGTTGGATAAACAGAAAAGAGCGGTTCTGAAACAAAGCCGTGAGTTAATCGCGAAAGAAGTGCAGGACGAAAAATACGGTTCGGAAGAGGAACACCCGCTGCAGGGCGTGGTAAAGAAACTGAGTACCGCGCGAAGTCCAGGCACCGTAATTGAAAATATGTTGCGGTTGGGCGAAGCACTGGGCAAATTCCGTCGCGATGTGCCGACACGGCCACAAGGTATCTGGGCGCATCAGACCTGGACGTCGAAAACGAATCCGGACGACACGGTCAAAGTGCGGCAGGTGTCAGATGACGGTAAAAATGTTCATCTGGAAAAAGGCAAGGTGATTGACCCCGTCGAACTGGTGCGTGACTACACGCTGAATCGGGCGGATGACTTTCGTGTGAAGGCGGAGGGTCCGTTTAAGTCGGATGAAGAACGGTTCGAGGCCGAGATGATCGCTGTGTTCGGCAAGAAGGCTGGCACCGAGGGCATGAAGATTGCGAGACAGCAGTACGAGAGCCGGCCCGACGACAAGAAGGCAGACTACTGGTCCCGTGCGCGGGCGGAATTTGGGTTTTCGGACGAGGCACCGCAAGACGCCTTGTTCCAGCCGGGTGTGCGTCCGGAGTGGTTTTCGAAACTGCTGCAGACCTTGGACCGGAAAAAATTCAAAGCGATCAGCCACTCAGACCTGCGCAATATGCTGCATGGCGAAGGCGTGAAGGAAGAGGAGATCGAGTGGGCGAATCTGGAGTTGCTGTTTGAAGGTCGCCGCACGGTCCCGAAGGACGAATTACGGTCCTGGATTGCTGCAAATGCACTGGTGCTGGACGAGACAGTGCTGGGTGAGGATCCCGGCTACTACGAAGAAGCTGTGCGCGAACAGGCAGCATCGGACATTCGAGACGTATTAGGGCCGAACGTGACGGACGAAGTAGAGACGGCCCTGAGTAAATGGGTACAGACGGATGATGCCGATGCCTGGCACACAATTGACGCAGAACTGGCGGATGCAGGTGAGCCAAATATGTACGCAATGATTCGACGGGCGGAGAAAGAACGGCTGGCCAAAGGAATGCCTAGCCCGCCAAGATTTTCGTCGTACACAATCGACCGTGAGAATGTGCAGAACTACCGCGAGATTCTGGTGAAGTTGCCGGATCGCACGCCCGAAGTAGATTTCCCATCGTTCGAGGAATGGCTAAGAGAAGAAATTCTGCCCGATCATCAAAACGATCCAGAAAATCGGCGCGTGTACGAAGCTGATCGCCGAGAGGCGAGTAATAAAGCACAGCGAAGACGCACCTTTAAGCACAGTCATTGGCCCGGTCATGACAACGTCATCGTGCATTTGCGGGTTCAGGACCGTGTGATAGACGGGAAGCGTGTATTGCTGGTGGAGGAAATCCAGAGCGACTGGCATCAGGATGCGTTGCAGCTCGGATATGAAGGGGAAACCCGACAAAGACTGAATCAGTTGTTCGACGAACGTCGACAGGTCGATCGCGAATTGGACAAAAACCGTGAGGAGTTCATCGATCTCAAGGAACGTGTGGATTATGTCCGCGACAAAATGAAAGACGTCGACCACACCGATGCAAAAGATGTGTCGCGTCCGGAAAATGTGCAGCTGGCAAAGAAATACAGCACGTTACTCAAGGAACTGGAGGCAAATCGCAACATGCATGAAACTCTGTGGACTCGCAGAGACAAAGTGCAGAACCAGATGGCAGAACTCAGGGGCAAAGGCGAAGGTGTTCCAGACGCACCGTTCAAAAAGTCGTGGCGTGAACTGGGAATGAAGAGGGCGTTTCAGGAAGCTGTGAACGGTGGATACGACGAGATTATGGTTGTCGGGGGCGTAGCGCAGGCAGAACGGTCGGGTCTGCGTGAGGTTGTGGACAAACTTGCGTGGGCGGAAAGTACACCAGAGGATAAGGAACGCCACCATTTAGCAGCAGTGGATCTGAAAATATCCGCCGAAGGATTCCAGATCAAACTCATTATGGATAAGGACGGCACAATCATTAGTGCCGTCAACCATGACGGGTGGGTGGGCAAAACGCTGGATGAGGTGGTCGGAAAAGATATCGCCAAACGGGTCATGTCAGAGGAATCGGGCGAGTTGACCGAAGAGGGTCTCGCCGTTGGTGGCGAGGGCAAAATCCATACCTACGACAAAGTGCTGCCGTCGTTCATCAAAAAATATCTCAAGCGTTTTGGGGTGAAACCAGACCGTGCTGTGATCGACGGTCGAAGATTGCCCTCCGATGAATGGGAGTACGCCGGTCCTGACCGTTCATTGGGGCAGATTCGCAATGTGCTGAGACCGTTTGACAATGAGCAAGCAGAAGATGTCCCAAACGAGTTAACTTTTGAAGAAACCGCGACGTCTTTTCGCGTTGGGATACCTATCTTTTCGTATTCCCGCAACATAAAGGCACTGCGTCTTGTCGCGACGGAAATGGAAAAAGGTACGTCGTTCGGGGATGCCATGGCGCAGTTGATGCAAAAGTCTGCATCGACAGTGCTGCAGACCGGGGGGTTACACACAGCCGCATACGACGATTTAGCACTGCTGTTCGGTGGCGAAATGCGACTGGCAGAAAAAGCCAAACAGATCACGGTCCATCGTGTCCCAATCACAGACAAGATGCGATCTGCTCTGAGTACGGAGGGACAGCCGCTATTCCAGACTCCGCGGCAGCGTGCAGAACGCAGGGTGCAGGCGAACCTCACACCAGAGGAGGCGTGGCGCACCAGAGACCGTGGTACTTCGCAGCGTCTGGTGGACATGTTCGTGGCATTGCCTCCAGATTCGGAACTGGAAGAAGCGGCGATGGCCGGCATCACGAAACGTGGCTGGTATCGTCGTGCGGCGGAATACATCGAGGATTTGTTTGGACCGGATGCCACCAGATTCGCAGCTGCATTGTCGGCATTGTCACCTCGTCAACCGGTGATCAATAACCTGAAGATGACTCTGGAAGTGTGGGAAGCCTGGAATAGTGCGGGTCGTCCGAAAAAGAAGCGAGCGATCAAAAAAGCGTTACGGGGCGTTGCTGACGGGTGGCAGTTTGGAAGCCGGGAACCGAACCTGATGCGTGCATTGATGCATCCAGAAGGCGAGTTCGTTCCCCTGAGCGGGTTCAAGGTGGATTCGTTCACACGCAACCTGCTCGGCGATCTGGAAGCTGTGACGAATGACGTCTGGATGGCACGGTTCGCAGGATTCGAGCAGACGGAACTAAAAAACCCCAAGGGTTATTTCGCTCTGAATGCGAAAGTGCGAGCGGTCGCGAAACAGATGAATATGAAACCAGCTGAGGTTCAGGAGACGATCTGGAGTTTCACGAAAACAATATCGGCACTGCGTGCGGGTGGTTATACTGGTCGAGAAGCATTGGAACGCGCGACTCACGAATCAGTCGCCACAATGCCGGAATTTGCCACTATTTTCCGTGAGGATGCAGATGTCCGAGAAAGACTCAATGCGATCGGACTTACTCTCCCTTCTCAGCGAGGCGACGAAACCGAAGGAACCGGTGCCACCGGCCAGATACAAGCAGATCGTCCTCGCGTACTTGGACGGGTTGTTGACAGAATCCCGCCCCCGAAAGGATCAGCGGGAGTACCGGAAGCGGTAAGTGAGGCACTGTTCCAGGCAGTCGAAAACGCCGGCCCGTACAAAGGCTCGTTCCATGTTGATAAGGAAACGAACGACCGGGTCATCACCGCATTTGAACTGGGCGATGCCGGCACGATGTTGCATGAACTCGGCCATTTCTTCTGGGACACGCTGACCCCAGCCGAGCAGAATCATGTAGCGAACGTCCTGAAGTTTCAGAAGGTGGGTCGTGGTCGTAATCTCGGCGACCGTGCCGGTCTGGAGCGATTTACCGACGCTTTCACGGACTACGTGCGCAACTCGCGGACAGCACCCACCGAAGAGATGAAGTCGGTGTTCAAAAAGTTCAAAGACTGGCTGAATACGATTCTCGGCGAAATCAAGAATCTGGTAGACCTCAGCAAGACGCAGAGAAAGAACATCAACAAATTCTTCGCCGAGATGATGGGTAAGCCGCCAGCCGGGCCAGCCGAAACGAAATCGAGAAAGGAATCAGCAGCGAAAGGTCAGGCGACGAAAGCGGCGAACGTACGTCAGTCTGTAATTGACCAGATTCTGGAGGGTAGTGAAACGGACGAGGGGCGCAAATTCACAGAGTTTGGTGTGACTGCCGACGAGGTTGGTGGCGTTCTCGACTATGCCCTTCAAGAAGCGAAGGGCATACATGGAGACAGCGCAGAAGTGGTTGAATGGGACGCCCTGTTCAGTCTGGGAGAAACCGGAAAGCGGATCATAAAACAAGTGGAATTGCGTGACAAAGACCCGTCCAGGAGAGGTGTTGTCGGTGCTGAGGACATGCAGTTGATTGATGGTATTGACGAAGCGGCCGACGAATGGTGGGGAAATCTGGGTCGTGGCGTCCCAATGGCGGATGGGTCACATGTGCAGGACATGATAGATGCCATTTTGCGTGGCAAGCCGGAAGTTCCGCGCATTAACAGCAAGGATGTCATTGCGAGAGCGGAGGAGTTGTTGCAGCTGACAGTCGACGACCTGCACAAGGACAGGCCGGATCTGCGAGGTCTGACGGAGGAGGGACGCAAAGAGGTTGGCGACGAAATAGAGGCTCGCGAATCCCTTGAGGATCTGGACAAGTGGGCGGAAAACCTCAGAACCCCCGACGGTAAGACGATGTATGAGGACCGTGGGTTTGATCTGGGAAGTTGGCTTGATTACATCCATAGCATGTTGTGGCAAGGTAGAGAAGCAGTCGAGCCGGAGCATCCCGGCGCACGTATGCCGACCGTGTTCGATGAGGATGTGAAGAAGTGGGTCGCCGAGAAGTTGCTCAGACTGGGCGCGGCACGTCCCGTGGATCTGGGTTTTGAAGACCGCATACCGGATGTCGACGAGGACAGCTGGGGATCACGGTCCAAGAATGCGGAACCGGGTGAACCCAGGTATCACGAATGGAAGCGTACTCCGCACGCAGCCAGGCTGGAAAGAGAAGGCGAACTGTTCACAGAGGCACCAGTCAGTTATGCGTCCGGACACAGTGGCGATGCGGTCAAGGCAACGGCAAAAGAGAATGCAGGAATTGGTCTACTGGTCACACCGAAGACCAACACATACCTGGATGATGCGGAAAATTTCTCGCACATCATCCTCGACAACGGTGTGTTTACAGCTGATTTTTTCAAGCCAGAGGACGAGGGTGGCGGGGTTGATGCATTCGACAGTGATAGATTTCAAGAACTGCTGGATAAAGCCAGCGGCCACGAAATGAGTGATAGAATCCTGTTTGTAGTAGCTCCTGATTTCATTGGTGACCCGAAGAAAACTCTGGCACGGTCAACAGGGACGTCCGAAGTAAAACCCGGTGAGGGTACTCGCGACTGGTTGCTGGCGATTAAGGAAGCTGGGTTTCGGCCTGCGTATGCGGCACAGGACGGGGTTGAGCAGGATTTGGATTCCATACCGTGGGAACGGTTTGACGTGCTGTTTATCGGTGGCACGACCGCATGGAAACTCGGGAGGAACCGAATAGAAGGGGATCCCTTGATCGTAACACCGCGGGAGGCACGCGAGGCGGGTTTCAATCGCAAATTTTTGGATATGATCATCGAAGCAAAACGCAGAGGCAAGAAAATTCATGTCGGGCGTGTAAACAGTGCCGAACGTATGTCGATCGTTCACGGATATGGGGCAGATACGGCAGATGGCACGTTTTTGAGATTCGCCCCTACAGAAAACCTGAAACCGCTCCAGGAATGGTTGGAGTATCAGGGGCGCGGAGTCGAAAGCCCCCAAGAAGAAGAAAGGCGCATTGCGCAAGACCCAGCTGAACAAGGTAGTCCGGCAGGCAGGCGGCAGGATGACCAGTTTCCGTCACTCGGAGAACCATCCGAGGAAGAGGACGACGACGACGACGGGGGCGACGAACCGTTTTCACTGCTCCGCGACATTCCGGCTGCGAAACCAGCGGGTGAAAAGTTCGAGGATGTCAAGACGGAGCAGAAACGTCTGATTATCGGAGCCGATGATCTGGCCGGCCAGCAAAGTTTGTTCACGTTGGGCGGGGCAGAGGAAGCACCTGGTGTGCGGATCCTGAGGGAGGCACAGAAAGAACGCGAAGACCGTGAGGGTGGCCAGGCAGTGATGGGGTTTGGTCCAGGCGGGCAGGCTCCCAGGAAAAAGGGAAAGCCGGCTGCGGGACAGCCGGATGAATTCGGGCGTGAGGACACGATCGAAGGTGAGGTCTGGGAAACTCGCGAGGAATTCGTTGCCGAAATCTTCCCAGGTCAAGAAGAAACCCAGCAGAGAGTTCTTGATAATCAGGGTCTCAAGGCCAGACGGAAATGGTCGGATTTCTGGGGCCATGTACGAGATACAATCACGTACAGTCGTCCACAGCGTCATATTCCGAATGTGAATGAGAAAGAATCGGCTCTCAGATTTGCAAAGTTCAACAACTTTTTTCGCCGGCTGAAAGCTGTATACACAGCTGCGCCTGAAGTGGCGCGACTGCAGGTGGGTGCGATCATTGATCCCCTTGGCAAAAAACAGTTGATGGCGTTTGAGATGGTCCTGGCGTTGCGGAACATGAAACGGGGTGTGGATTCCGGCCAGCGTGCTTTGGGTGCGTTTGGCATCAATACGGTAGAGGCACTGGACGCCGCGCTGGAAAACGCGGAGCGAACAGCAAATGCGAGCGAACCGGTCATGCGTGCGTTGGATCGGCGAGAGCGTCTCAGGCGTGAGGTTGTACAGGAACTGGTCGACCTTGACCTGATTGGCCTTGAAGCCCTCGACAATGACGCTTATTTCCACCAGATGGTGCAGACATTTCAGGACCTGGCATCACGGTTCCCGATTACCGGTGGGGTACAAGCGAGGGCTGTAAAGCGCGGTTTCCAGCATCGTCGACTGCAGGGTGACGAACTGCGTACAGAGAATATGGACTGGAACCTGTCATTTCTGGAATCGGAATACACCTGGTTGACTCACGCAGGGATTGAGGCTCGCAAAGCACAATTACTGCGGCGACTGCCGAACGAAATGCAGCCACTGAAAGACTTGGCAAAGCAGCGTAATGATGTCGCATTGGTTGGTGGGCAGGAGAACTTCGACAAGCTGACAGAATTGAGAAATGAACTGTATTTCATGCGAGCGGAAATTGCGGGGGGGTTAGCAAAGCCGACCAGTGACGAACGCAGGTATATGGCCCAGCTGTCGGACCAGATTGCGGACCTCGACCCCACGATGCCAGAGCGGACACAGTTGGCGAGAGCGTTCGGCGAGTTTGGCGAGTTGCCGATCATCAAAGCCGAAATGGACATCAACGGAACGGACATAAAGACACTGGTTGACCGGTACAAGGCTTTGAAAGGCTCCACCGGAGAGGCACGCGAGGCGATGGAATTGGCAAACGTGGTGATGGCGGCAATTGGGGCGTTGACGAACCGGAAGCGTGAGCTACTCGGAGACAAATACCAGACGTGGGAAACGATATTGCAGAGCGAAAGGCCGGATCTGGCACAGTTTCAGCCAAAACCCGGCAATGTGTTTTTCAAAGCGTGGACAGTGAGTGATCAGCTGCAAGAGGCTCTGCATCTGGGTCTGATAAAGGAGCAAAAAATCGGACCAGAAGACCTGAAAGCTGTGAAGGCGGTTGCACCCGAACGGGAACCGATGATTTTCCCGGTCGAGGTGGTGGCACAGCTGACGGCCACGACCCGTCCACCGGCACATGTGATTCTGTCCACATTGGAGGATATGATGCGGACGTGGAAAGCCTGGACGCTGATGAATCCGAAGCGTTTCCTCGGCTATCGCCTGCGGAACCTGTCAGGCGACATCGATGCTGTCTGGTCAGGTGCGCCGGGCGTATTCAAGTATTTTGGTGATGCGGCGACTGATCTGCATGCGTACTACTTCAAGTCAAAAATTGATATGCCGGATGACGTTCGGGACGCACTGGAAATGGGTGTTATCGGCGGTTCGGAGGACACCACAGATATTCAGGATGTGCGTAGTCTGGGAGTGTTTCGGCGATTTTCCACGGACATGAAGCCCGATCTCAAATCAGTGCCGACGAGTTTGGTGAAGGCTCTGATTGGCGTCACCCGTAAATCGAACAGTTTTGCAGAGGAAGTTCTGCGACTGGCAGCTTACAGGCATTACCTGTCACAGCTGAAAAGCGGCAAACTCGCACACTACGGTGGGGCCAAGAAGCACATTGTGAACGCGGTGCGGGACACGGTCGGGCGGAAAGACGCCGCAGCGATGCTGGCGAACAAACTGCTTGGTGATTACGGTGACCTGAGTACCTTTGGTAACTGGAACCGTCGCTATCTGATGCCGTTCTGGGCGTTTCAGGAGATCAATCTGGCCCGTACTCCGAGACTGGTCATCAATGCGTGGGAATCTGGAGACCTGAAGCGGGCAGTACCAAGTGCAGCAATTCGGCTTGTGGCGACGAGTCGCATAGCGCACATGTTGCTGGCAACGCAGCTGTGGAACCGGGCCATAGCACCGTGGCTGATGGGCGACGATGATGACCGCGATCAGGAATCAGACAACCCGCGATACGTCAGACAAAACCCTCACGTCAACATGGGATACAACCCGGACGGCACGGTCAGGGTGTTCAATAATGTCGGTGTGCTGGGCGATTTTCTGGAGTGGTTCGGACTGAATTCGGCATCAGAGCTACTGGAGCAGTACCGGGACGGTCAGATTTCCGAACTTGAGGTACTCTCGCAGATGCTGCAGGATCCGCTGAACAAAGTCGTGGGATCAATTCGACCGGATGTCAAGGGAGTTATCGAGCAAATATCAGGCAGAAGCTCATTCCCAGACGCATTGAACTGGCGACGTGCCGACCGTCGCGAAATGCTGGCTGGCATCTGGGGTTTGGAAGACGAGTACAAGTATCTGATGGGTGCGATCGCGAAAGACGGTACACGCCCGCGAAGGGATATAAGGGGGTATAGGTATCGACAGTCGATGCTGGGTATCACAACCTCGCTCCCAGGCAAGAATGCTTTGGGCCGCATCTGGGATGCCAGAGAGCGGTTCCTGAACAATAAAGGTGAGGATGTTTACAACCCTGGCACAGTGACAAAGATGAAGCCGATGCGTGAGGCGGCACTTCGCGACAATCTGGATGCGTTCCAGGAAGCCAAACAGTTTTTCATCGCGAACGGTGGAACTTACTCCCAGTTCCGTGAGCATATAGATCGCGTCGGCCCTGAAGGGCGGATGAAAAAGGAGCATCGGGACGAGTTTGAACATGAGTATCTGAACGATTCAGAGCGGCGACACCTGAAAGTCGCCCGTGAGTACGCGCACGAACTCCGCAAGCGTATGGCACTGTACTGGAACCAGGCGAAAGTCGACGATCCGGTATCCGCGGAACAACATCAACAGTGGCTCATGCGGCAGGCGAGTGCCATATCAGGCAATGACGATGAACTCGCAGAGAAGGCGATGTCCAAACTGGAAGATGAGGGTATCGGGGTTGATGAGGTGCGGGAACTTGTAAAGGCGTATGGCAAGCAGAGGGACAAGAGTGGGCGACAACACTGGAAATTACCAGAAACAAAACGCCGGCACTTGCGTAAGGCTATCGAGAGGTACAACAAGAAGACGCCCCAATAGAGTCACTCGGCCGGCACGGTCGAGATTGGGACACCGTGTCCAGATTAGGTATTGCCATCGTCACTCGGCGCGTGTTTATTGCCGGGTTTCTTTTCGATGCCTGTGGGTGGGCATCCGTTTTCGATCCAGGCGTCCAATTCCTCGCGCCGCCAGCGTACCATGCCACCAATTTTCACCGGGGGTGGCATCCGCCCGTCATCAGCCATGCGGTACACATGCCGCCAAGAGCAATCGAGCATTTCTGCCACGCACCGCACATTAACGAGCATGGCGTTCTGCGATTTGGACATCAGTTGCTTCCTTCTACAAGGGTTGGTGGGCATATCGAAGACAGACAGTTCCGGTTCCGGCTCGTAACCGCAGCTGGGGCATTTGTCACTCATCGCTCACATCCTGTTCCGGATTCTCGCCCTTCGCGATGGGAACGTACACCCACTCCTCCGTTATATCATCCCGAATCTGATCTTCAACGCTCCGATGTGCAGCGTCCAACCGCAAGTTACCGCCGTTGCGTCGGGATGCCACTCGCTCCCGTCTGCGGGCCAGCCGTGCCAGCAGATAATTGCGTGACATGAATCCCGCACCCAGCCGACTCTGATCGGCCAATACTGCCAGGAAACAGGATAGTTCCGCTCATCATACCCACGGTTCCACTGAAACAGACGCATAGCAATCACATGCACGCGGAGCAGCCGTCCGCGTCCTATTCGGAAATCATTCGGGGATCTACACTATCCAGAGCAGTCCGCACCGCTTCACGCAGGCGTTCATCCAGAGCAGTCCGCACCGCTTCACGCAGGCGTTCGTTTTCTGCCCGCAGGCGTTCACCACTCTGCCGTCCAGCCTTGCCCACCGTGATATTTCCGGTCTGTTGCTGCCCCGCTTTTGTCGCCGTTGTTTAACGTCTGGATGGGTAGTTTTTCCCGGCACCTTAAACACTCGCCCCAGAATTCGGTGTCTTGTTTGGACATCGGCCATCCGCACTCGCACAGACGGAACTGTTCCCTCAATTCCCGCAGATTCATTTGCCAAATAACTTCGACAATAGCCTCAGACAGAAGCTCTTGTGTCGTTTTTTCTGCCATTGTTATTCCCTACAGGTCTCCTCTGCCTCCGTTGCCGTATCGATCGCTGCACGCAGACGCTCGATCAAGGAAGTATCGGGAAACATAAACGCGGCATTCAGGAGTACGTTCTGCAGTCGCTCGATCTCTGCCCGCAGGCGTTCGTTCTCGGATTGCAGCACTCTGGCAGCGGAAATAGCTGTCAAAAAATTCATCCTCGGATCGCCGCTCCACTCCGTAGCTTGTGCGATTTCTGAGGCTTTCCGCACGGCATCACTTTCACTCATCGCACACCTCTTTCCTGTCTGCAAGACCCTCGAACCCAGCCAGCACAAATGCACTGCGTGCGGTCGACTCCCACGTATGACCGCAGCGATTGCAGATCAGAGACACGCTGCTATATCGTCGGTCCTCCGACGCTGGGCTGTGGTGCGTGACCATCACAGCTCGCACCCAGTATTCCCACACCTCGTGACTCTCGTACGGACACCCGTCTTTCGACTTCCGGCATTGCGAGCAGTGTGGCTTTCGTTGTGGCGTTGCTTTCCGCATACTGTTTGCTCCCTCCTCAGCCTCCGTGATATCGTATTTCTGACGGGTCGGATGGGTCGCCGCGTGTCGCAAATTTCTTCAGGTATTCTGTGCGCCGGATTCCCTGCGCAACCCACTCTTCCACTTCCAAGTCCTCTTGGATGTGCTTGCTCAACTCCTTTTTCAGTCGCTGGTTCTCCCGTTCGAGTTCGACGTACCGGGCTTCCGGCCAAAGTTTGTCGTAATAGTGGTGCATGGTTATCTGCTGCCGGCAACGCACTCACCGCATTCGGCGCAGACAGACGACCAGTCAGAATGCGTGGGCAAGCTCAGATTTTGACCGTCGTATTTCGTCCGCAGGTGTGAGACGACCGCAGCTGCGAAAAATGCAGTATCAACTGCGCGGATGGTGATCAGCCACGGTCCACGGTTTTTGCGATGTGCGACGTACGGAACCTCTTCCTCTCCGCAATCCGTGACGGCCTGCTGAACGGCCTCAGATAGCCGCAGGCGTTCGACTCGCTTCACTTCGACGTGTGTTCCTGGAATCCCACCGACGACATCAGGAGAGTCAGGAGAGCCGCTGTACTGCTGCCCTCTGCGGGCATCCGGACAGTGCAGATGGTCCCGCAGGAAATCCCGCCATTCACGTTCCCCTCGACTACCCTTCGATCGACTGTTCGTCATGAGTAGTGCCTCCAAGCACGAGTGCGGCCCGCTGTGCGAGCCACGGGTCCAGATCCGTTGTGTTATTCTCCAGCCAGCCGAGTATATTCTGGCCAAACACGCTGCTCATACGCTCAGGATCCCACCCAATTCCTCCTGATTTCCACTTCCACCAGATGGCAAGTACGCGGCCGGCACGGTCGCAGTCGGTCTTCCACTGATGTGGGATCCGTGATGTGGCAATGTAGTTGCTCGGATGCTCCACGTCAGCTGGTTGACCGCGCCGACCGAAAATATGGTCTATTTCGGTGGCCCGCGGTCTCCGCTCAGTTCGCCACGTCCCTGCCCATTCGTGGAAATCAAACTGGCCAGCTGCAGCCCGTGTGTACTCACAAATCGGGTGAGCGGCCAGGTACAACGCCCTCCGGTTTTTGGCCTGTCGGGATTGAGTCTTCACCGTCATTCCTGGTTTTTGTTACAAAAGATGTCGATAACATCATTTGGCAGTTGCCGTGTTTGGGATCGGCGATTATGGTCCCGTCCGGGTCGCGTTTTATCAGAAAACGAACAGCATCAAAAGGAGGGAATTGATGGACTCCAGCAGTTACGTGACAGGACACGTCCACCTCGTGGAAGAAACCAAAACGTACGGCCAGAAGGGATTTCGGAAACGCCTCGTCGTTCTGGAGCAGGACGAAGGTGAGTACACAAACCTCGTCCCAGTCGAGTTCACCCGCGACCACTGCGATATTTGCACGATGGAAGCGGGCGATGAGATCACGGTCAGGTATCGCCTTCGAGGACGCGCTTGGCAGAAGGATAGTGATTCGGACGTGAAATACTTCCTGAATGCGGAAGCGGACGCCTGGCGTCCGATAGAGGACGATCACCGCGTAGATGCACCTGCACCTGCACCTGCACCTGCACCTGCACCTGCACCTGCACCTGCACCGAAAGTCAGCAGTGACGAGATCCCGTTCTGATGATGGCGATGAGAGAATGTTGACATCGCCATCAAGGATGGGCAGTAAAACCACGCCCTTGTCTGCTCACAGGGCGACCGACAGAACCGGTCAGGATGACGATGAGTGGCCTGGGGGCATGGGTTCACGACCCATTAAACAGGGACTGACGGTAAACGAATCCAGGCAATGACGCACCCTGTCACCCTGGCCCGACCATTGCAGGCTCATCCGAGTCACCGTCAGCATCTGGCAGGCACACTGCTCAACAGCAGGTTCCCCCTGCAAGGGAGGGACAATGGGTGTGGTGCGCGAGTTTACAAAGGAGAGGCAATGGGCAGAATGAATTCGGACCAGAAATATCTGGCAGCGCGCGCCTTGGATGAACTGGTCCTCGCGGGCGAATTGCATCCGGCGATGGGTTACCTGTCGATCGGCGAAAAAATCGCTCTGAGCAGCGATGTGCCACGGTCATGCCTGACACGGCATGTGGTATTATCGCTGTTCAAGACGATAGGCGTTCCTGGCGATGAGTTTGTGTCTGTCAACGCAAATCGGAAGAGACCCAAACGGGCCAGCGAGTGGGCGGCAATTTCCGATCAGATCCGGGCAATGGACGACCGGCTGTCTCTGGTTGATGACCGCTTGACCAAACTAGAGGAGCAGCAGCTGTGATTCTATCGCAAAGTGTGTGCGATCAGTCTACCTTCGAGAACCTCAAAGAAAGTCTGGAGTCCAGTCGTGATCTGCTGGACTACATCGAAGGTGAGTTTCGCCAGGCAAGGGCGGCTGGCGAAAATAGTCATCCGTGTCCCGGTGAGCTTGAGTTGGTGATTGACCTGAAGGAGGCCATCGAGTCACTGTCGTTGTGCTGCTCAACCGTGGTACGCAACGCAGTGGAGGATTTGTCTTGGGGCCGAGTGAAACACCCTCGCCGTGTGGACGCTCGGGTCGGCTCCGTGGACTCAACGGACGAGTCGCATTCGCAGGAGGCGAACACGGAGCCTTAAAAACGTGAGCGGGAACGCCGGAATGCTATTGATGATCAAAAGGCACGGGCGTGACAGCCGGGAGAGACCGGCATTTATCACAAGGGGCCGGCACTGACTGGTATTCGCCTGTGCCTTACCTCGCTTGGAAGTGCGACAAGTAAGGTAGTTTTTCCAGGAATCACGTCACGCAGAGGTGCCGGCCCTGATTTTGGGACACAGTGTCCGGATTTTTTGTCGCATGGAGGTGCAAAGATGCTTGCGTTGACTCGAAAAGCAGGGGAGTCGCTGGAAATTATCTGCGGCTGCGGTGAGAAGATTCTAGTGGTGGTCAATCAGGTCACCCACGACAGCAGAAAGGTCCGCATTGGTGTTAAGGCGCGGCCGACCGTGAAGGTTTGGAGATCAGAAATCTCGCCCTCGAATCGGGGGGAAAGGAGTGGTGATGAGTAGGGAATGGTTGGATATTTCCGCTGAGGAATATCACACGATGGAGGCGGTCTCCAGTGGGGGGCTGCGGATGTACGAGAAGGTCAGTCCGCTCGAATACTATGTCACGTATGTGGCGAGGACGAAAAAGTCACCTGGGACGACGGCCACAAAGTTGGGTACAGCGTTCCATGCTGCGATGGAAGACCCTCAGCAGTGGGAAGACTCCTATCGCGTGATCAGTGAAACGCTCGACGACGAGGCGATTGTCGATTGTGTGAATTTGTCACTGGACGCGAGCGGCAGCGGCTCGAAGCGTGCGACGGTCGGCGAGGCGTTAAATCGCCGTTTGCCGTCGCACAAGCTCTATGAGGAGAATGTCACGGCTGATGCGGCATCTCAAGGCCAGGAACTGATCACGGTCGACCAGCTGGATGTGATTCGGCGACAGGTTGACGCAGTGTACGATTCGCCGGCCTGCCGGGAATACGTTGGCCGAAAAAAGGCTGGCAACGTGGAAATGGCGTGTGTGTACGACCCAGGATTTGGGCAGAAGTGCAAAGCGTTGTGCGATCTTGTTTTGCCAGAATGCGTCGTCGATTTCAAGACGACAAAGGCACTCAACCCGCATCAGTTTCTGCGCGATGCGCTGGATAATTACGGCCTGCAGTACCAAGCCGCCCACTATCTGTTTGTCACCGGATTCCGCGAATTTCGGTTTATCACGGTGACCAGTGAAGCAGTGATGCGGAGTGGTTCGGCGTGCGAGGCGAATGTCTGGTATGTGCCAGAACACGAACTGGAGCGTGCGACAGTGAAAAATATGCAGACACTGCGCACGATATGTGACCACTTTGCGGTAGCAGCAGAGAATCCTGAAAAGTGTGATTCGCAGGGCATTCCGCTGTCCTGGCATAACGAGGGTTATGGGGCGATGGACCCACTCCCGATGGACCGTGCAGCCTTTGCGAACGAGGAGGTGTGGGTATGACTGAGAAGAAGAAAGGTGTGAAACGGCAGAAGAAGGCAGCGGGTACTGCTGCCAAAACGAGACGTAAGCCGCGGACACTGCATGAGGCTCGTCTGCAGGTGATGGCAGAAGTTCCGTACGTGAGAAAAAGCCGCTCCGGTGGTCTGAATTACACGTTCATGTCTGAGGCTGAACTCATTGCTGCAATGCATCCAGCGATGCGGAAAGCGGAGTTGACAGTGTGTCCTCTGTCGGTTGACGTTGTGTCCGAATCCGAGTATCGGACATTGAATGACCGCAGAATGGGGCATGTGCGTGCGGTTGTGACGTATCGATTCAGCACCGAAATTGAATCTCAGGATGTCCGTGTGCTGGCGGAAGCGGCCGACAGTGGCGACAAAGCCAGTTCAAAATTGATGACGATGGCGATGAAATACGCCTTGCGGCAATTTTTCCTCATCGAAACTGGAGATGATCCGGACACGGTCGCACATCAGCGTTCTAATCGTCGAGATGCAGCGTTTGATCGTGCGGTTGAGTTGATTGCACACGCGACGGACATGTCTGATTTGGATTCCGTTCGTGAGAAGGCACTGAAGACTTCCCCCAACTTCAAGGCGGAATTGGAGGCCGTTGTGGCAGTTCGAAGGAGCGAATTGAATGGCGCAAGCGGGTGATTTTTCCAATGATGATTACGTGCCACCACGCGATCCACATGCGAAAGCTGTTCGGTTGGCGTCGATCCAGGCTCGCACCGGTCAAAACCGGGTGGTGGCGCGTCCACGAGGTGAATCGCCCGAGGAATGGATGTCTCGGGCGGTTCGGATGTCGCGTTTCTGGATCGATGAAATCTTGACGATCCCGCTGAAACAGGATGATAAAGGGTACGCAGCCCAGCAGGATTTCCTGCGTTACGGGCCTATATTGACAGCGTGGGACACAACAATGTCAGGCAGTGGAGGCCGAAAAAAGGATGAAGAAGAACAAGAAAGTGACGCCGATTGATTACTCCAAGATCACGGTCCTGGAGGAACTGCAGGAATTCCTGAATCCTCTGCCGCACGATCAGTATCTGGGCCTGCGTGAGAAACTTGAACAGTACGGAATTCTGCATCCTTTACTCGCCGCGAGGATTGGCGAGCAGGTCGTGCTTCTCGACGGCCACAACCGTCAGAAATGGTACGAGGATCGTGGAAAGTTTCTCGGTAGCCCGCCCCCGGAAGTACATATATTGGATGATGTGCGGTCGATTCTGGACGCTCGTGTCGCGATGATCGAGATGCAGCTGGCGAGGCGGAATCAGTCGGAGCAACAGGTCCGGGTTGAACGCGGGCGGTTGCTCCAGTTGCGTGTGCAGCAGGAGCGTGAGCGAGGGGATGGTTTTGTTTCAACATCCTCACTCAGTGAGGAGATCGCACAGCAGGAAAAGGTGTCGTCTCGCACGGTGAGGCGGAACAAGAAGCTGGCCGATGCAATCGACAAAATCAAGGTCGTGGATAAGACGGTGGCGCGAAAGATCGAATCTGACCAGCTGCCGCTGACTGTTGCGGACATCCTGGCGATCGCTGCCGGCGACACACAGGCATGCGTCGAGAACATTCGTGCCGGTCGAAAATGGGACGATAGCGGTGAGCCACTGGTTCAGGCGACGGCGACGGCCAAAAAGAAAAAGTCGTCGAAGGAGAAAAAATTGAGTCGTCTCATCCAGCGTTTCGCCACCTGCATCGAGACTCTGATCCCGCAGTTGAAGACCGAATTGATCAATATTGACCGTGGTTTGAACGTCAGCGGGAAGTCGAAACACCGCTGGCCTGATTCCTGGGATGAGAATCTGGAGTCGATCTACGGTCAACTGATCAGTTGGAAGCCGGTTGGTCCCTGTCCTGACTGCCAGCTGGCCGGGTGCAAGCGATGCAATTCACGCGGCTGGTTGCGGAGGAAATCATGATTCAGGTCGGTCCGTTTGTGCTGGATCAGTATCAGCAGGCTGCGATCGATGCTCTGCGTTACGAGATGGAGTGCGGCAGGACGCATCTGTTGTTGGTGGCCCCAACTGGTTCGGGCAAAACTGTGATTGCGCTGGGGATCGAGTCGTTGTGTATGGAACGTGGTACTCGTGTGGGTTTCATTACGTCCGGTCGGCAGTTGATACTGCAGAAAGCGGCGAAGGCAGAAGCGGCTGGCCTGCGGTTTACCGTGTTGATGGGTGATTCGGGATACGAATTCGACCCGGATGCTGACCTGATGATCGTGTCGAAAGACACGCTGCAGCAGAGGTGGGGGCATATCTCGTGGCAGGAACCGGACCTGTGGATTGTCGACGAGGCGGATGTGGCGATTTCTCCGAAGTGGATGGAGATTCTGAGTCGCTCGCGATCTGTTATCGGTCTGACCGCCACTCCTATTACCGGTCAGGGTGACACGCTGCCAATGTACGAAAGTTTGGTCACGGTGGCGACGTATTCACAGCTGATTGAGAGTGGTCGTCTGGTGGATGTGCCGGCTGGTTGTGTGTTTTCGCCCTCCCGTCCCGACCTGACTGGCGGCAGAACCAGCGCGGGAGACTGGTCGAAACCGTGGTTGAGTGAGAGGATGCGGCGTCCGAAGTTGGTGGGTAACATCGTAGAGCATTGGGTCAAGCACGGTCAGAACCGTCCCACGGTCGTGTTTTGCGTGGATCAGGCTCATACGGCAGCTGTTTGTGATCACTTCAATGGTGTTGGGATTCCGGCAGCGTTTATCATCGACGAGACGCACCGGTTTGAACGTGATGCAATTTTCCGGGACACAGAGAGCGGAAAAAACAAGATCATCGTCAATTGTGCGACGTTGACGCGCGGGTGGGATTTGCCGTGTGTGTCCTGCTGTGTGCTGGCCCGTCCAACCAGATCGAGACGTCTGTACCTGCAGATGTGCGGTCGAGTGCTGCGGTCGCATCCGTCCAAGTCCGATGCGATTGTGATCGATCATGCGGGCGCGGTATGGGAACACGGCTGGCCGACCGAGGACCGTGAATGGTCGTCCGTTCCGGGTCAGACGGTCGTAGAGACTCAGGACGAGCGGCGAGTCCGGTCAGCGGACGAAATGCCAGAGCGGCTGTGTCCACAGTGTACTGTGTTGCTGGCCGCAAATTATCGCCGTTGCCCGAACTGTGGATTCGCAAAGACACAGAAGGGCCAGCAGGCCGAAACTGCGGACGGGAATCTGGTGACCGTGAAGCGGCGTAAGCCGGGTCGGCCGGCCGAAAAAACAGCGGCACAGCGAAAACAGCAGGCATGGATGGGAATTTTATACTCGTTCGGACGGAGCGGCCGGCAGTATTCAAACGCTCATTCCGCGTTTAAGCGGAGATTCGGGGTGTACCCAGAGCATGCTGGTGTCGGGCCAACGACGTCAGGATCGAATTGGCGTGTGCGGATTGACGAGTTATTTCCTTGGATACGTAGAAAGTAGGAGGGTACTGGTATGGGGAAGAAGAAAGCGGCGAGAGTGGATCGCAAAGAGACCGTTGAAGAGACTGTTGAGGAGAGGGAATCGCCAAAGGTTTTTCAGGATTTTCTGACGGCAGTGACCGAGTCGAACGGTGATACGCGGCCGTTGTGGGAAACCACAGTCGCAGTGTCGCCGGATGCCGTGAAACGGTGGTGGGTGCGTGCGAACACGCAGAATCAGGCGCGTCAGGCTGTGCTTCACACGGTCTCGATGCCGGTGCGGCTGAATACTCAGACTGTGATGCAGACGTTGATTGCTGAGACGCAGCGGCTGCGCACCGAGAGTCACAGCGAAGATGATGCAGATGATGCGGGGGAGGCAGACCATGATCCGTCCACTGATACGTTCTGAGGAATGGCGAATTATGGACTCAATGGGCCATTGCGAGGTTGGGTTTGCGGACAATCCGGTTCAGGTTCCTATGGGGCTGTGGGTTTCGAGGGGTTTGAATTGGCTGGCGGTTCCGCTGGAGTGGTCCGTCCTTCCTGATGACTGTCCATTGCCATTGTTGGGTGGCCGGTACGTGATGTTTCGGCGTTTGACTCCGGAGTGGTTGACCTGGTTGCGCAGAGATTTTCAGCATCGCGACCCGCAGTCGACACTGGCAATACAGACCAGGATGGTACTTCTTCGGGATGCCATCACGGTTTATATGCCAGAACTGGAGGGTGCCGATGTTGAACTGCCGGCTGGATATGCGCCTCCGCGGTTTGACGCAGTCACGCACAGTTACCGGTGACTGGAGTTCCGTTTTGCAGAGTCGGCGGTAAAATGCAGATGGGGGTGGGAAGAAGTTGACGCAGTGGATGCGCTGGAAAAATATCAGGGTGGTTGGGACCGTGAAGCTGTGCATGCGCTGGCAGTGCATGCGGCTGATGCGTACACGGATGCTCCGGCTGGCGGGGAACTGATTCACAGTCGCCGCACGGATACGCAGGCGTTTCTGCACGATTACGGCACGCACAGCGTGCTGGCCTTTCGCGGAACGGAGACTCCGCAGTTGATCGAACTGCTCTCGGTCAAGACTCCGTTCTTGCGGAGGTTTCGTGATATTCTGACAGACATGATGATCACGCAGGTGGATTGGGTGTGTGGCGGCAGGGTCCATCACGGATTCCACCGTGCGTTCCGGTCGGTTGAGGGGTCGCTGGAATCGGCACTTGGTCGTCTGAGTGATGAGAGCCGGTCAAACCTCTTCATATGCGGTCATTCTCTGGGTGGATCGCTCGCCACCCTTGCGGCATCACGGTTCCCGTTTCGCATGGTTGCTACCTTCGGTTCCCCGCGTGTGGGCAATCGTCGTTTCGCCCGCGTATTTGGCCTGTCCAATGCTGGTCGGTATTACCGGGTGGTCAACCGGGCAGATGTCGTGGCGCGAGTGCCTGTTCCAATCAGGTATGCGCACTGCGGCGTGCCGATTTTCATCCTTCATGACGGGCAGCTGTGGCCGAGACCGGGCCTGGGTGTGCGGATGGTGGCTCTCGTGCGGAATCTGATGCGAGGCAGAAGCGTCGTAATTTCCGATCACGGGATGGACAATTATTTGCAGGCGTTGGAGACCAAAAAATGATCAGTATTACCGCTGCGTCAATCGTGCTGTTGACCGCTGGATGGGCAGACCGGCCGGTTGAGTACCCTCTCATGCGGGTTGGTGGTGCGACGGCATTCGTTGTGGACAACAATCTGCTGCTGCATTGTATTCATGGTGTTCCCCCGTCGAAGACGCATATCAATCTGGTGGGTGGATCATCGGCGACCCGCGTTTCTACGCTGCAAATGAACCCGATGCTGCCTGGTTGGCACGCACCGGCGAACAGTGATGGTACGAAGGAGGCCACGCGAGATGGGGTCACGGTCTGGCAGCTGCCGCAGCGATATCACACGCTGCAGCTGGCCCGTGATGACCCGGAGGTGGGAGACTTCTGCCGCGTTCAGGGGTATCCGGAAATGAAGTTTGAGCAGCAGACCGGCCGTGTCAAACGGATTGGGAAGTATCAGATGGAAATCACCTGTCTGGTGCGGCCAGGTTACAGCGGAGGCCCGGTATTGAACGCGGCCGGCGAGGTGATCGGTATGGTTTGTTCGGTGACCGGTCCGCAGCACACTCCGCACCAGGAATACTGGGGGAGTGGCTGCGTAAAGCTCTCCACACTGAAATCTGCTGTGGCGATGGCGCAGAAAACTGCCCCAGGTCCGGAGTTACTGGAACCAGTCGCAGCCGAGCATTTGCCGGTGACGGATCGCCAGCCGGCTCAGGCCCAGCGTCAGGTTGTGGCGTTTGTGACAGAAAACTGCGGCGGTTGTGATGCGCTGAAGAATGACATAAAGCAGGGGCATTTCCGCCAGTTTAATATGGTTGTCGAGAACTATTCACGGTCAACTCGTACCTGGCAGGATGGTGGCGAGTTGTTTGAGGAGTTTTGTCGAGCGACGAAATACAACGGTGGTCGGATCGTGTTTCCGGTGGTCTGGGTACGTGGCAGCACTCAGTACAAATCTGGGTATCTCCCTGCTCGTCGCGGTGGTCTGATCGGATTTATTGCGGGGATCCTTGACGGTGTGGCTGCGGTGGTGGTGGGTGAGCCGGAATCCGCCCCCTTCCCACAACCGTATCCGTTGGATGAGGATGAGAAGGTGTCCGACACGGTCCCGAAACCGGAAACCACTCCCGCACCGACGTCTGATCTGCGCAAGTCAATTGATGAGTTGCGAGAGGACATCACTGCGATCAAATCTGGCAATTTGTTCGAGAAAATTGGAGCGGTGCGGAGTCTCCGTGACGATGTGGCAGCAGTTAAGGCTGAGGCGTCAGATGCGTTGACTGTCGCACGGTCGGCGGAATCGGATGTGGAGAAAAAGCTCACAGAGCAGGCAGACCAGCTGCGAAAAGACATCGAGAACGTCCGCAGCGGGAACCCGTTTCTGAAAGCGAAGGGTGCGCTGGCCTTGAAAAAGGACGTAAAATCCTCGATCGATCTGGTCAAGGGTCAGGTCACAGAGATTAAAGCACTTGAGCCGGCGGCACTGATTGGCCTGATTGGTGCTATTCGAGCGTTTCTACGCCGGCGAAAAGAGGATCAGGAAGCGGACGAACTGGCTCAGATAGGAGGTGCGGCATGATTACGGCAATACTGGGAAGCACGGTCCTGCAGGGTGCGGTGGTGTATTTGCTGTCGGACAAGGCCGGCAGTTGGGCGTCCAATCTTCTCAGCAAAAAAGGTTTGCTGGGTTTGGGTACGAAAGCCTCAAAGGCTGTCGCTACGAACAGGCTGGAGCGTCGTCGCACGCAGGCGCGAGATGAGCGTGTTGCGTTTCTGCAGTCGGAGATCGATCGGCTGAATGGAGATGCGACCGATGCGTAGATACGTGCTGATCAGCCTTATTGGCCTTGTTGGTATTGGCATCGGGCGTGTGTCAGTGTCTGAACCGGCCCCTGTCACTGGCTGGACAACCCCGGCTACGGTGGTGAGTGTTTACGACGGTGATACTCTCACGGTCCAAGTCACTCGCCGTATGCGTGTGAGGATTCTGGATTGCTGGTGTAGTGAAATCCGGACTCGCGACAAAGCGGAGAAAGCCAAGGGTTTCGCTGCGCGGGATCACCTGAAATCGATACTTCCGGAGGGGAGTCAGGTAGTTCTGCAGATACCGAACTACACAGATTTGGGTAAATCGTTCACGTTTGGGCGAGTGCTGGGACAGGTGTGGCTACCGGATGGAGAGTCGTCGATAGCGGAGCAGATGGTGGCCTCGGGCCACGCGACAAAAACGAAACAGCAACGGAGGTGACAAGTGGGAACGACTAAGAAAACAGCAATGTCGATTCGGGACACTGTGTCCCAAAATCTGTCTTCAGCCGATCGATGGCAGCTGGTGTGTGCGGTCACTCCAGCGATCGTGCAGCGGTTGTCGGATTCGGACCCGAAACGAGTGGCTGATCGTACCCTCACGGTCGTGAATGCCGTGGTAGCTGGGTTCATTAAGGAACGGGATGAACGCACCTGATGAGAACATTCATTCGATGGATTGGGGATCGGGCGGCAAAACGAACGCGATCATGCGTTTGACGATGCAGGTTGCCAAGCTCGAAACTACGGTCAAGCAAGTGAGCGATGACGTTCGCGAGTCGGATCCCGATGCGCACCGGGAGCGGCTGGCTAAGATGGACGCAAAGCTCGATGTGCTGGAGTCGCGGCTGGCTGTCACCGAGAAGGCTATGTCTGAACTGGATGATCTGAAAAGTGCGGCCAGATGGTTGTCTCCGAAAAATGCCGGCATTCTGTTCATGGTCCTGTTTGGCGGTTCGACCGCAGCCAGTACGGCGATCGACCGTGTGACGCACGATCCGTCTACGGTCGAGCAGAAAATCGAAACTCAGGACCAGCAGATGCAGCGTCTGATCGAGCAGTTGCAGCGGATGCAACAGGATGAATGAGTTACGTTCGCAATGCCTCAAGATGGTCTGAATCCATGACGATTCTGCTGTTGTGCCTTGTTCCGGGCATACCATCCGCAATTCACGATCCGTCCACGGTCGCGATGCACCGGTCAGCGATGCAGTGGCGCAGACACTATGGGCTGGCGGAACAGTCACTGGATGAGGACTGTTGTCGTCTGGCCCAGCAGCACGCAAAGTACATGGCACGGCATGAATACTACGAACACGGTGCAAATGACCAGGTGATCACAATTGGCTATCGGACTCCAGCTGCAGCGGTACGCAGCTGGATTTACTCTCCCCCTCACCTGCGGTGGATGCTGTCAGGCAACAAAAAGGCCGGCTGGGGGCATGCTGTTTCCCCGGCCGGCCGGCACTACTGGTGTGGAGTGTTTCGTTAGTCAAGAGTCTCCACGATGCCTCCACCGGCATATGCCTCAACGCAGGCGTCCTTGTATCTAGCGGTGATTAACGCCTTGCGTCGTTCCTCCCGCTGATCCCATCGCGGGTGGTCTGGATACTGATCGACATACTGGTAGGGATCATATTTCGAAAGCTGCTCGATCAGATCACTCTTCCGGTCTGTACCGGCGAACACGGTCGTCACGTCGTTTTCACGTTCGATTTCGGTCACATACTCCACCTGACCGACCAGAGTCCCGGCAGTGGTACGGTACAGCGTGACCACATGCCAACGCATAGTCCACTCAGGTTTCGCGTGTTCCGGTCGCCTGCCGCCTCGACCAATCATGTCACCGTCGAAGGTGAGGTCTGGCAGGCCGGTTCTCTGCAGAGTTATCATTGCACTATCTCCATGCCCTGCGCAGGCCCAGTTTCCGCCGCATCTGAGATGCGAGTACGTGGAACGATTTCGTCGGCCGGCGAAGTATTTTGTCGTGTTTCAGCAGGCGTGCCAGCTGCCTGTTATTCAGGTCCGGCGCAGCGGACAAGTAGTCGCAGATCGCCCCGGTGATCGTCATCTTGAACTCCGTGACCTGATGTTTTGCCAGGAGTTTCGGATCGGTAATCTCGGTGACATTCATCGGTGTGTACTCCCTGTGTATTTGCCTGCCAGGTGCCGGGCAGTTGCGGCTCGATCGCGAATCGCGATCACTCTCACCCTTTATCAGATCACGGTCTCTATTCTGGGTCACAGTGTGGGAAGTGGTCCTGGATTTCAAGCAGGCTCTTTTGCAGCGCGGTGAACAGTTCTGGGTGCAGTGGGAAATCGTCGTTCAGGTCAATGATCGACCGGCAGTCCAGCCAGAGGTGTCGGATTGCTGTATCGCCGGGCGATAACTGCTGTGCCGTGGTGGATTCTCCCTGGCCCAGGTCCGCAGAATCGTCCAACGGATAGAAATGCAGGCTCCAATGAAATCCGCATTCATACCAGTAGCCATGGCCGGCCAGGAACGTCTGGAATTGTTCCATCAATTGCCAGTCTCCGTCACTCGGGAAACCGTAATTCAGGGCCACGCACAGGTCGCCTTCGGTGATCAGCGTGCCTCCTGCAGCGGTGTTTCCGTACGGTTCTCCACGGTCCTGCCACTGCGACTGGGTGTACAGCCTGCCGCAGCGGCTGTGGACTGGGTCGTCCGAGTCCCAGAAATCGTGATATGTTCCGGATCTGAGCCACTCGACGAGGGCAGTGTGGAATTCGGCTGGGGGTGTGGTTGTCTGTTTCATGGTCGTAATCTCCAGTCTGCCGGTATGCCGGGCAGTTGCGGCTGGATCGCGAATCGCGATCACTGATTTTGGGTCAGTCAGTCACGGTCTGGTCCTTGTTCCTGCCTGATTCTATGAGGAACCGGAGTACCTCATCCTCCAAGGGCTGCGAGGTGAACTGGCACGGTTCCACCACCTCGACCGTGCAGCATCCGAACCGGTGATCAATCTGTGTCCGCAACCTCTCTCCTGCAGGCATCAAGGGGTCGCGGATGCCTGCCTCTGGTTCGAGCCTGTCATGGATGCGGATCCAGGTGTGATCGTCTGCCAGCGGGAAGTCGGCAGCGAAGTCTTCTGGAAGCGCATTGCATGCGCCCCGCACAACCAGGCGGTCGGCTAACAAATTGTCCTTGATCCATTCGACAACCCGCTGCCGTGGTGCTGAGGTTAGCCACAATCGTGGATCCCCAGCTTCATCCACACCCAGTTGCACGACCTCCATCTCGACGATTACACGTATCGTCATAGCAATCCTCCAGTCAGGGTAAAAATCAGGGGGGCTGAAACAGCCAACCCCCTCACCTCTTGCGTTTAGATACTCACTCTCCACAGCATCCCATCGAGACATTCACGCAGGGCTGCGTGTTCCTCAGGCTTGAAGCTGTCGATAGCCTTCAGAACTTTCTTCAACTTCCCGGTCATCCGCCGGGCGACTGCCTTAGCACCAGCCATTTCAAATATCTGCCAGTCATCAGGCGTAACCGGAATTTGATACGGGCGTCTGAGATAATGCTGGCGGATACAGTGCTGAAACTCACCGTCAGGTTCAGTGTCAGCCGCTCCAAACTCAGCTGTCTCAGCAGTGAGAGTCTCAAATTCTTTCCATGCTGCTTCAAGTTTTTCGACAGAACTCATGGCGTTTCCTCTGCAGTAAGAGAACAGGGGGCTGGAACATCCAACCCCTTAATCGCAGCTTAATCGCACTTCATGGTAAAAATCAGGGGGGGCTGAGAACATCCAACCCCCTTAATCGCAGCTTAATCGCACTTCGAGGTCTGTGAGACAGCACACAGATCCTGCCATGAACGGAACCGAACGGAACTGCCAACGGAACCGAACGGAACCGAACGGAACTGCCAACGGAACCGAACGGAACCGAACGGAACTGCCAACGGAACCGAACGGAACCGAACGGAACTGCCAACGGAACCGAACGGAACCGAACGGAACCGAATCGTCCATAAAACGCCAGAAATATCGAATCTGCGGTTGCGTCGTGTTGTGCGTCATACCACTGGCATTCCGCATGATCCGCAGTACAGGTCAGGGTCCACGGTATCGACCTCCGTAGACCCGCAGTGCGGGCAGTCACTGTCGATCGTGTCGTCGGACTGCAGATCGCGATCACTCTCGACCGTGATCCGGTCACGGTGTCTGATCCAGTCCACCAGTGTCGTCATGATCAGCAGGAATAAACCCGCGATCAGGACAAACGGGGTGATGGTGTGCATGGTTTCGGTCATTTCAGCCCTCCTTTCCGGGCAGCTGCGACCAGGTCACGCCGGATCGCGGATTCAGTCCGAGGCGTCGAGACCTCGACTTTGAGGATGAACCGGAAGTAGCTGCGGTCTCGGATGACCCTGCAACCCTCTTCGGCAACGTCCAGTTTCAGTCGTTCCATTCCTTCCGGGTAGTAATAGTTTCGGGCAGCACCCTCTCGCCGTTCGAGGCCGAGGAAGTCTTTGACCTGCTCGGGCAAGTCGTCGGCGCGAACGTGCGGTCCACGTCGGTTGCGGCGTCCCCAGCAACAGAGGACGCCACCGATTGAGTTCCTGAAAGCGACTTCCCAGGTCTGGGTCGTCTTGGTCGCTGTTTCGACCAAGTATTCGCCCAGCGGGTCGTTGCCGGTAGCGGCGACGTGCTGCCGGTACTCGTCCCATGCTTTCCGCTCGTCTTCGTAGCTTGGTAGATCGGACTGTTGACACTGGTCATGGTCGCCGTCGCTGTATTCGTCGAAGGTGAAGCCGGTCTCGACTTCGTCGTCGATCCAGTAGGTCGCCCGATGCCAGCCGACGTTGCAGCCATCAGAGTTGCCACAGTGCCAGGGGATTGACGTGATGATGTCTTGCATTGTTCGAAATCTCCAGTCCTGCCGGGAGCCGGGCAGGTGCGGCTTATGTCGGTCTATGTCGGTCTATGTCGGTCTTATGTCGGCCTATGTCGGTCTATGTCGGCTGGTCGCGATCACTCTTGGCTGGTCACAGGTTCGTGCTGGCCACAGGCATACACCCAGGCGGCTCGCATCATTTCCGCCAGTCGTTCCTCGCTGTCGAATTGGCTGTCGAATTCGTTGTCATCCCAGTCGTGAGAGTCTCCGCTGTGGTCGGTGTCGATCCCGACAGTCACCGTATGTCCGAGATCAGCAACGTACTCGGCCATTAGCGCATTCAGGGCGTCACGGTCAGCTGGCGTGGCCTCCCAACCGTAGGAATCGAGCGAGCCAGAAAAGTGCAGGATGACGTGCGCCATGGTCGTTATCTCCAGTCTGCCAGGATGCCGGGCAGTGTCGGCTGGATCGCAAAACGCGATCACTCTCGGCTGGTCGCAGCGTGCGCCCTGGTCCCGGTCCGACGGTTGCCGGGCCGGGTGCAGGAATCACGGTCTCAGTCCTCTGCGTCTGAAAATGCATCGACGTGCGTAACCGGACAGGCAGCGTCCAGCTGCTCGAAAATGGTTCGCCGGGCGGGATTGCCGTAGCTGTAGCCGGAATCTTCCGGCTCGCTGCCGTGGTATGCGACCTGTGCGTCAGTGTGATCTGTGCCGCAGTACAGCACGATCGTGCGCCAGTGCGTACAGTCAGGCTGTAGGCTGGTCGTGGTTTTGCAGATCACTCGGTAGATTGTCGTGGTCGTGGTCATGGTCGTAATCTCCTCCTGCCAGTATGCCGGGCAGGTGCGGCGTGGTCGCCGGCTACCACAGCCGGCGTTGTTTCGGGGTTGTAGGTGTTTCCGCTGTCGGTGTGTCACGGTCACCAGCTGCCCGCAGGCAGTGCCAGCAGAGTGAGCCTCCAGCGTGTTCCACTGGTGCGGCACACTCGCAAGTGCCGTGGGGGTGGTAGTCATATCGTTCCTGTAGCGTCTGAAATGCAGGCGCGTTTTCATTGTGCAGCATGTCGTGGCTCCTCCCCTTTCTGGGCATCCTGGTATTGCCACTGCCCGGAATTCCAGCGGCGCGCGGTTTCCAGACATTGATACGCCAGCAAAAGTTGGCAGCGACTGCCGGTCAGATACGCCTGCCGGATAGCCTCGCTGTTGATCTGCCGGAGTTCTGTGACGGTCAGTGTTCGGAGAAAGTCATATACTGATTCCATCGCTGCCCCGTCCGGTTTTTCCCCGTGCCACGGTCCACGTGCCACCTCAATCGTCCAGTCAATCGGCATCGCGTGCCTCCTCATGGGGCGATGACCAGGTTGTCAGTCGCACGTTGTGCGCTGCCTCGTGCGCCAGGCGGATTGCCGGGAGAATCTCCGCAGCGGTGGCCCCATTTTCCGCCTGGCCCATTGCATACTCGATCAGAGCGCGGCAGGCAATCAGGTCCAGATTGTTGTCGTCCATGTTGTCCCTTTCAGATTTTGAGGAAGGCAATGTGCCGGCCGGCAGGGGGTTCCCAGCACAATCGGCAGGTTCTGCAGGTTACATCCGGCACGGTTCCGCCGCTTTTGGCCTTGTCGTATGGGCAGGCGATTTCATTTTCTGCACGGTCTGCGGGGCTGTCAATCACTCGCGCAGTCGTCCAGCCTGCCGCCTGTGCAGCCTGAGCGGTGGGCAGATCGTCGCAGCTGGCCAGAATCGTCAGGTTCGGGGGCCAGGCGTCCGGCCCGACTCCGGCACGGTCCCAGACCTCCCAGTCGTGCGTGTAGCTCCAGCCATGCGTCCGGGGTTGTCCGGCATGCCAGGCGATGACTTGCCGCACGTAGGCGACATCGAGCCGCGTGTATGCTCCCCACCGGCGAAACCAGCCACCGGAAACCATCAGCCGCAGCAGATCCATTCCCGCGGCCTGGTCCAGATCACCGTCGTCGTCGGCAGCTGCCGCCTGATGCATGTTCACCCGTCCGCGCTGGGCGTAACAGCCATCGTCGAGCAGTCCGCACCCCAGCGGGCAGGTAGGCCCGACCGGGCGATACGTGGCGGAAACGGGGCCGGTTTTGCGGTCGCCGCTCACACGGACGACCTTGGTCTGAGGCAGTCGGTACATCACAGATCCCCCTGCTCACGGTCGAGCCGGTCAGCAATCGCCTGAGTGATCGCCAGCGACCGGCGGACCATGCTGTCACGCCCACGCAGTGCAGCCTCAACGATGTCCAGGGGGTGAACTGCGTGCAGTCCGCACACGTCGCAGCGTTCGAGTCGGCGGATTTCACGGTCAGGGGTCCAGACCTGTGAGCCGCAGGAAAAACACCAACCGCAGGCATCGCCAGTGATCTGTGCCTTAATTCGCGACTGCTCGACCCGGAAGCGGGTTATGTCGGGGTGTCGTTGCATCTGTCGTAATCTCCATCCTGCCGTGTAGCCGGGCAGGTTCGGCCGGTCGCGGTCGTGCGTCCTGGTCCAGGTCCGGCAGTGCGCCGGGCCTGGTGCAGGAATCACGGTATCACGTCAGTGTGAACATCAGCTGTTCCGCGCCGTAGACGGCGTATGCGCCGCATTCCTCGCAGCGGTAGTGTTCTGCGTCCGGTTCGCAGCCCTCAGCGTCTGCGCCGCAGTCCAGGCAGAATCCGGGGTAGTCGTTGCCAAACATCGACAGTTCGGCGGCGGCAATGATTCGGTCTTCGGTGATGCTGGGGTGTCGTTGCATCTGTCGTAATCTCCATCCTGCCGGAAGCCGGGCAGGTTCGGCGGGGGCGAATTGCCCCCCTCACCAATTAAACGCATCAGTCACGGTCAGCTGTGTTTTGAGGTTCGGTCTGGACTGTTCAGATCAACGATGTGTTCCACGATGTTCCCGTACAAATTTCTGCCCTTCACCAATTTCAGGCTGCCGTCGTCACGTCGGATCGTGAACGTATGCTGTCCGGTTTTCTCGCCGTACGAGTGGCGCAGGATCACGCCCGTCACCCGGTCAGTCCCGATACGCTGGGGCCGGCCGCGCTGCCGGCCCCCGAAAAACGAACCGCCGGCGAAAATCGGCAGGTCGACGGTGACCCGGTCACCGGTGCGGATTGCGTCTGTGGTCTGTGTGGTCATGGTCGTAGTCTCCAGCTGCCAGGATGCCGGGCAGTGTCGGCGGGTCGCGTCGTGCGTCCATGTCCAGGCCCGGTGTGTGCCGGGCCGGGTGATGGATTCACGGTCGAGTGACCCGGATCTTCAGTCGCCAGTCCATACAGTCCGCAGCGGTGGCGGCGGTCCAGCCCCACATGTCCACGCTGTTGTCGTCGTCGATGTGGTGATCAATTTCGCCCGTGAAAACGTCGCGGCATGCCTCCAGCGCGTCGCTACAATCTCCCGCGAAGGTGACGTTGACGATTTCGTTGTGGCTAATGCTCCGCTCGATGGCGGCTCTGATGTCGTTCATTGGTTCAGTGTCTCCAGTCCTGCCGGATGCCGGGCGGGTCATGCGTCACCCCCTTCCACGGTCACCAGGCGGGCCGGCCAGCGGCTCTGGATTTCCGCTCGCACGGTCGCAGCTGCGGTGAGCGCGGTCCACGCTGTGGGGACGGTCGACGCGCCAAACGTCTGCAGGATGACCGGGTCATCCGGGAAAGTTGCAAGCCAGCCTGCCGGCGTGCGCGTCAGAATGATCTGTTGCTGTGTCATGGTTCAGTGTCTCCATCCTGCCAGGATGCCGGGCAGGTTCGGCTGATCACGGCTGTGATCAGAACAGGGTCAGCTGTGGTTCTGGTGGTGCTGTGTGTTCCACGGTCACCGGTTCCGGCAGGTTGCCAGGCCGGAGTGTAGGGTCGTCGGGTGTGTCGTCGTCGAGTTTCTCACGCCAGGTCCGCTGTGATGCCAGGCCGCGGTACTCACCGCGGAAGTGCCGGCCGGCCTGGAAACGCTCCTCCAGATCGGTGGCAGCGTCAAATTCCTCGGGCGGCATTTCGCGCAACTCGCACGCTTTGCTGATAGGACACATGAAGCACGCGCTTTTGCCCGGTGACGGGAGGCCGGCAGCAGTGATCGAGGCCAGGCAGTCGGCGCGGGTCATCTGCCAGTCAACCAGCGGATACCACTGCACGAAATCGGTGTCATTGTCCACGCTGTACCTGATCGCTCGCCGGCCGGTTTCCGTCGATTCGTAGCCGATCGCCTCTGTCGCCGCACCGCGCCGTGTCGGCATTTCGTCGGCGTCGAATCCGATCGCAGTGGTTGCCGACGGTCGCAGCACCCAGCCGAGCAGTCGTTGATATTTCCGCTGCGGTTCCAGTTTCCAGCTGATGCTGCAGCTGTGATTCTGGTGGAATGCCGGGGATGGCAGCTGTTCCGTGTTCCACGCCTGTTCGTACAGGGACCGGTGACCGGCGCGGGGGCATCGCCGGCGAACGATCACCAGCGGCGGAAATCCGACGGACGCCAGCCATTTCTCCAGCACGGTCACCGCTCGGTACGTGTGCCGTCTTTCGCTGCCTGTGTCTGCCCAGGTGATCAGGTCCGGCCGGATGCCGCGGTTGTGCATTTCGACGAGCATCGCCCAGCTGTCGACGCCCATCCCACAGGCGACGATCAGGCGTGGCCGGTCGTGATCTGGCCGCGGGTAATCGCGCGGATGTATCGACGCTTC